GGGCTCGGAGATGTGTATAAGAGACAGATAGTAATCAAGACCCATGTTTTCTTTGTTTTGCTCCATGTGGTTTATTATTTAAGTGAAACAATAAATTATCGGATGCAAAATTACAAATAATTCATTAACACACAAATGAAAACTATACTTTTAACACAATAATTTTATAAATAGTTGATTTACAGTTATGTTTTCGGCTTGATTTTCCATTTGATTGGCATACCTATATATAATCAACTTAAAATATAACAGCCATTGGACTCGATTTTCGGAAACAAAAAGGTGCTTCAGTTTCTATTCTTCTTAAAAACGAGTAATCAATGGCAACTACATCAGATAATAAGGAGTTTGACATTAAGCTGCTTGAAAGTATATTCCGAACAAATAAGAAAACTGTTCAGGAGTATGTTCGAGAAATAGAGCGTCACTGTATGTTCAAGTCATCTTACCGTAGCTTGAACAATGGTACTGTGCTGGATGACAGGGCAAGACTTATCGACCTTTACGATGCCTGTGTGGAACAGGACGCTCATCTGCGTTCAGTTCTTGAAACACTGGAGTCGCAAATTATCGGTGAGCGTTATATGCTTGCAAGGCAGAATGACAAAGGGAGATACATTAAAGACGTTGAGGCAACTAAGAAAATTCAAGGCACTCAATTCATTAAGATTATACGAGGGATAGTAGAGTCCAAGCTGTACGGATACACAGGTCTTGAAATTTTGCCAGACATAGATGAACGTACAGGAAAATTAAAGTATGTCAATAACATAGAGCGAAGGAATATACTTCCAGAGCAGCGGCGTATTGTGCAAAGGCAGAGTATTTGGAGTCCAGGCTGGAGTTTTGATGACCCTAAATATAGTGATTACTATGTATTGATAAACAACGGAAATCTTGGGCTGTATTCCGCAACAACACCGATTATACTTGCAAAGAAGTTTGTGTTTGCCAATTATGTGAACTTCTCACATACATACGGACAGCCTATCATTCATGGAAAAACCGAATCTGATAACAATGCCGACCGAAAGCGTTTGGCAAATGATATTTCAAGTGCTGCACAAAACAAAGTGATAGTTACTGGGTTGAATGATGAGGTTGACATCAAAACATTCACGATGTCAAATTCTGAACAAGTATTTACTCATTTGTTGGAATTGATAGACAAGGACGTGTCTAATCTTGTGCTTGGTTCAGAATCTATGGCAGGAGGAACACAGTCTTACGTTGGCTCAACAAGGGCGCATGAAAACATTTTTCGTGACCGAGTTGAGGTATATCGTGATTATATAGAGCTGGTTATGAATGAAGCTATTGTGCCTCGCCTTGTTAAGATGGGGTACATTGAAAGTGGTCTGGAGTTCAAGTATGCAAAACGAATTGAGATGTCAGATGAGGACCGCATACGGCTTTTCCAAGTTCTTGGTCAGCAATGGGAGATGGAACCAGACACGATTGAGAGTGAATTTGGAATAAAAGTCAAAAGGCAGTTAAATGCTCAGATGTCTGGTGGAATTGGATATGGTGGAGGCAGTAGTGGTGATGGCGGTGTCCGAATGAGCGATGAAGAATACTATAAGCGATATGGCCATCCCAGAGGTACGACAAATTTTTTGAAGGAGAGAAGATAGTAGGCAGAAGTCTTCTCTCCAAAATTAGCGCACAACGACTGCCAGAAGATGATAAGGATAAGCAAGAGAGTGAGTTTCAAACATTGTTCTCTTTGTTTAAGCCATTGGTGACAGCTATCCGAAATGGAGAAAATCAATGGGAGACGTTGGAAGACCTGATGTATGAACGTGCAGAGATAGGAATTAAGCACGCACTGGATGGGTTTGGAATCAGCTTCGATGATGCAGTAGAGCTTATGAGAAACGCCACCAACTTAACAGATGAGCAGCGAGAACAGAGAGACATCATTATTGCAGCGATTGATAATATTGTTGATTTTTCTGTAGCAGAGGAATACCAAATGGTTAATGAGTTTCCAGAGATAGAAGACATTGAAGATGATGAACTGTCAGATGAAGTGATGGAGGAATTGGAAGCGATTTTTACCAAATACAATAAAACGTATGCTACTACTGAAAATCTTGATATTGAGTATGCTATGATTGTGGCTGCGGTTATTTCTCGGTATGGAAGTGATACTGTTTTAATGTATATGACTATGGGAGATGAGCGTGTTCGTCCTTGGCACAGGCAATATGAAGGTTTTACTGCTCCAAAATCAAGATTTCCAGCATGGCTTATTCCACCAATAGAACATAGATGCAGGTGCTTCCTTATTGAAGATACAGTTTCTGTTCTTGGTAAGATGAATGCTAAGGCAGATGTTCCTCTTACTCCACCAGAATGGTTTAATCCAACCTTTAAGGAGAGCGTAGCATTGAAAGGAAGGATATTTTCAGACGAACATCCATACTTCCAAATTGAAGCACAGCATGAAGATAAATTGCTGGAGATTGCGCAACGGATAAAAACAGAATTTAAGTATGGCAGCAATTCCGATTAATGTAGGCAAGCAGATTACTCCAAAGCAAATGGTTGCGCAATGGCGTAATCTGCCTCATAAGTTTCAGGTCAATCTTTGGAATTTTGAAGTGAAGGTCGGTAAGGCTGCTACTGAAATATTCCAAGAATCATTTGACTTAAAGCGGTTCAATAGCAGAGGGTCTGCTCCGTGGGCTGCTCGCTCCAAGCACAGCAAAGCGAAACATCCATTGATGACAGAAACATATTCGTTGAAGAAATCAATAAAATGGAAGCATCTTGGAGATAAATCATCACCGTCTGGTGTAACGATTTTTACAGACCCGAATGGGTTTGCACATACAAAAAGCCATAAGGGATTTTGTTTTGCTGCTGTACATAACGCTCCAGCATCACTTGGAACACGTAGAGGCAGGGTTAAGAATATGCCACGCCGTCAATTTATGGGAGACTCCAGTGTGTTGCGAGAAGAATTGAAAAAGTTATCGGTAATGATTTTTACAGGATTCCCTAAATGATAGTAGATAAGCACCCGACATCACCAGTTATTCAACCTGAAGAGGAATTAGAGCAAGAGCAGCCTTCTGGTGGCACTACGCAGGTTGAAGAGGCTTATGAAACAAATGCTATGGTAGAGGCGTATCGTGCAGTACGCAGGATATTGGAGACTATTAAAGAAGACCCTGATGACCCTGATAGTCCGCAGTTGTTCAAGACTATAAAGTTGGATAACGGACAATTATCAAGGGTTAAGAACAACAAACATAACCTTGAATATGGTTTTGCTTTTCCAGCGGTATTCATTCATTTTATAGATGTGTATTACAATGTTGGCACATCAAGGATAGCTGAAGGCAGAGGAACAATGCGTATTCACTATATTCTTAATCGTTTGAATAATAGTGATGACGAGTTTGAGACGGAAGGATTGGAAGTGTACCAGCGGATAGTTAATGCTATTGAGGCGCAAAAGACAACATTCCCATCACTGGTGTCACGATTTCAACTTCAATATTGGGACCAGCCGTTGTCTTTTGATGATGGGTTGCAGCCGTATTGGATAGATTATCAAATATGGTTCAATGATTATACCAATTATCAATACAAGGATTATGTTGATGTATATGCGTCTCATCCTCCTTTTACGCAGCATAGTGACCAAAATGAGACAGCTAATCCTGACAATCTTCCAGATAATAAAGATAGGAAATTTGAGGATGTCGTGGGGTTCGATGATATTTAAGGACACATTTAACCTTTTTGTGAAGCGCAAAATCTATTCTTTTTCAAAAAGCAAACGACAATGAATGTAGATAATTTGAAGTATGTGGTTGGCAAGGCAAAAGAAAATGAGCCTGCAATCATTCGCTTTTTTGGTTCTGTAGATGAATATACTACAAATTGTTTCAATGATGAATTTTTGTGGTTGCAGGATTGCGTAAAGCCGTCAAAGATTATTGTGATGATTAATTCTGAAGGTGGCTCCGTGCTGTATGGCATGAGTGTATTTTCAATCATCCAAAGCTGTCCTATTGAAGTTGATTGTATCATTGAGGGTATCGCCGCTTCTATGGGTAGCGTAATCTGGGCTGCTGGAGATAATCTGTTTATGCACGATTATTCGTTGCTTATGATTCATAATCCGTTCAATTACGCTGCGGATGAGAAAGACCCGAAAGTTCAGCAGATGGTCAACGCTTTCAAGGCACAACTTATGACTATATATCAGAAGCGGTTTGGAATGACCAAAGAACAGGTCGAAGGTATAATGAATGGAGAGGAAGGTGCTGATGGCACTTTCTTTACGGCCAAAGAAGCTGTTAAGGCTGGATTTATTTCTGCTGACCATGTAATAAAAACCTCCAAGCAGGTATGTGAAAAGGTAAAAAATGAAATTGAAACAAAAAGTGATACAGCTTCGTTGCGTGAGTTTATGTCATCAATTGCCGCAGAGGTAGATGAAAATAAACTTTTGGAAGAAGTTGTTGCTATTCATAATCGAGATGTAAAACCAATTGTTCAAGAAGTAAAAGCAATGGAAAAGAACGAAAATCAGAACTTCGATGCTATTTCCGCACAGCTTGGATTCTCGAAAGACGCTCAGATGACAGCCGTCTCTGCACGCATCGCTAACTTGATTAAAGCCGAGACAGACTTGAAGGACATTCAGGACAAGTACACTGCTCTCGAAATCAAGTACAAGGGTAAGGAAGCAGAACTTGGTAACATTAAGAGTGAACTTGAAGAGGTCAAGGCATCGCTGAAGAAGTATCAGGACGCAGAGAAGGCTGCGTTTGAGGCAGAAGTGGTTGCTATGATTGATGCGGCCATCAGTGCTGGTAAAATTGAGGACTCGTCAAAGGATGCTTGGTTGAAAATGGCTCACAGCGATTTTAAGACCGTAAAAGCTACCCTTGATTCAATCCAGGCCCGTGAAAAAATCACAGAAACTATTGCCAAGGACCCTAACAACGTCAGCAAGAAGGAGGAAACTCTGAAAACTGTTGAGGACAAAATGAAGGAGGATGTCGAGGCTGTAGTGGGAAAAGTTGAGTTGAAGAAATTTTAATCAAGAACAGATATAATGGCAACAATCAATTATGCTGGTAATACCTATAGTGGCGAGGTTCTTGAAGACCTTTTGGTATATACCGCACAAGGCAACGATACATACAAGGAGGGGCTGATTCACATTAAGCCCGGCGTTCAGAAGAAGTTTGTGCTTCCGCACGTTTCTCTTGGAAGTATCATTCAGGAGAACAAACCCACTCCTACTTCTACTGAAGGAGCTTCTGGTTCCAATGGTTTCAACCAATATACTCATTCGGAGCGTTATCTGGAACCGCAAGAGTTTATGGTTTATCTGGAGTTCAATCCTCGTGACTTTGAGGAATACTGGAGGCCGTTCCAGCCAGAAGGACCGCTGGTATTCCGTGAGCTTGACCCGAAGGTACAGGCTACTATGCTCCACTTGCTTATCGACCGCAAAGACCAGTACATCAATGATTGTATTTGGGGTGGCAGAAAAGGTGGTGAGAGTTCTGAAATCGAAGGTCCTACCGATGGAACCAAGCTCGGTGGCGCATCCGCTGCTGGACCGATGAAGTTCTTTGACGGTGCGCTTTCTCGTGTTCTTCAGAACATAGATGAAGACGCTTCTACAAACGAAAAGGCTTCAGGAACAGTTGTGATTGCAGGTAACACTGAGCTTACTACAGGACAACAGGTATCTGATGCTCTGTATGCAATTTGGAAGTCGTGTCCGAAGAATGTTCGCAAGTCCGACAAACTGAAGTTTGTTATGGGTTGGGAAACTTGGGATTTGTACGACCAGTATCTTTCTGACAAGGATGTGAAATACACCGAGAACAGTGACGTGAATCGCCGTCGGTTCAAAGGCAAGGAAATCGTTGTTATCAACGGTATGCCCGAAAGCACCATCTTCCTTGGCAAGTTCAGCACTGGAGTTGACTCTTGTCTGTGGATGGCGGTTGACTACGCAACTGATGAGGAAAGCGTTAAGGTTGAACGTCTTCAGGCAAACAGCGAGCTGTACTTTTTCCAGATGCGCATGAAGATTGACGTGAACATCGTTCTTCCGAGTGAAATTACAGTTTGGTCTGCGTATAAGAACAAGGCTGGAGTTGGTGGCTAATTGATGAAATGCGCTGATAAATTAGTATAAACCATAAGGGAGTGGAGACCAGCGAAACTCCACTCCCTTAATTATTTAGATAATCTATGGCAAGAGTTAAAACAGATAAAGAACTGGAACAGGAAAAAGTAGAAAAGGCAGTTGTCGAAACCAGCCCTGTTCAAGATACGGCAGCATCTCAGGAGAAAGAACAAGCTGCTGAAACCAAAGTTGAAGATACTGCAAAGGAAACTGCGCAAGAGGAAATTCCGACTTGGATTGACAAGATTCTTAAATCGTTCAAGAACTTTGATGAGTTGTATATCAACAAGAACGGTGGTGTATTCACAAAAGGCTCTCCAAAGAACCTCGTTGCATCGGCTACTTTGTACAAGAATCCGTATTACAAGAAATAACCAGTTACAACAATGGCATTAGGTAATGTATTTATGACCGATACAGACGGTAATATCGGTTCCCAGATAGTAAATCTGACCGAGAAAGTCTGTGGATTGCTCTTCGATATTTCAGCCCATGAAAATTTCTGGACCAAAGGTGCAGGATTGGCTATGGCAGAAACATGGAAGGACAATGTTGTTGAATTGAACAGCCTTGACGATGCAACTAAGGCTGGAATCATACCTCGTTCTGGAGAAGAAGATGAAGGGGAATCAACGGATTTGCTTGCTGGTATTCCATATTATCATATCAAGCAGTTCTTTGGTTTTGCTGGTGGAAGCGGACGTTTGTTTGTGATGTTTGCTGACTGTTCTCAGAATTGGAATGCAATCATTGATATGCAGAAAGCATCTGGAGGCATCATCAACCAGTTTGGCGTGTGGACGGAACAGAATCTATGGAAGAAGATGGATGACTTAGCGGAAAGCTATACAATCTCGATTGTAGGAGACCTTCAGAGTGTGGCAGAACAGATGGCAAATGACTATTTCGCTCCTGCGCACATCCTTCTTACTGCAAACTCTTCCAAGGTTAAGACCTCAGATGGAGAAGATGGTAATATTGTATTGAGCGAAATCCCGACTTGTGTAATTGATGCTCGATATGTATCTGTTCTGCTCTCTCAGTCTATGGACACTGAAGTGAAACAAATGCAGGGTTCTCTTGAATCCACTACTCCTGTCGGTGTTGTAGGTCTTGCACTTGGCGCACTGTCACGAGCCAATGTAGCAGAAAGTATTGCATGGGTTGCCAACTACGACCTTGTGAACTATGTTCCAGCAATCGAAATGGGATTTGGAGATGCAACTGTTGTAGAGGGTGTCATCACAAATGCTACTCGCTATTCGGCACTCAACAAGTTCCAGCTTGACGAACTGGATGACAAGGGTTACATCTTCATGCGCACATACGAAGGACATGAAGGTCATGTGTACTTCACGAAAGACCAGACGTGTTCAAACGGAGATTTCTGCACGATTGCACGCAACCGTACAATCAACAAGTCTCGCCGACTTGTGCGTGAGGCATTATTGCCTTATGTAAACGCTCCTCTTAAAGTTGACCCTTCAAATGGGAATCTGTCATCTGCACAGGTTACGGTATTTACAAACCTTATTACAGACGTTCTTACTGCGATGGAGAGCGCAGAAGAAATTAGTGGTATTGGTACTGTAAGCGTTCCTGCCGAGCAGAACATCTTGGTTACTAAAGAGCTGAATCTTTCTTACACCTTGATTCCTATCGGTTGTGCCGAAACCATTAAGGTTGAGGAAGGATTGGCAATTAGTCGTTAAAAATTATAGCAATGATTGTCAATAACGTAGCTTATTCGTGGTCAATGATTCAGTTGACGGCCCCTGCTCTTACTGGTTCGGCAAACGCCAATCCTGTAATTCTTCAGGGAGTGTCTGGAATCAAGTGGAACATTAAGAAGAATGTTCAGACCAATTATGGATTGGGCGGTGAACCTGTAAACCGTGGATTCGGCAACCGTGAGTACACTGCGTCAATAACGATGGATTACAACACCCAGGTACAGCTCCGTGCTTTGAAAGGTACGCTGATGAACCTCGGAGAGTTCGACCTCATCGTTTCGTTTGCCAATGAAATGGGAACGGATGATTGGACGGAGGAAACCGTTACACTGAAAGGGTGTCTGTTTACTGAAGACGGTATGGAAGCCAATCAGGATGACACGAACATTACAAAAGAGTTCGACCTCAATCCATTCAAAATTGAGCTTAGTACATCTGGTAACTAATTCGTCATACGATTAAATTAAAGGTGGAGCAACAGGCATTTTGCATAATGTCTGTTGCTTTTTTATTAATTAGCTCAAACCGTTTTGGCTTGTCAAGTCTATTCATTAATGATTTAACTTTTAATTTACGTTGATATGAACGAAGAAACTTACGAAACTGGCATTGAAATCTCTCAGGAGCTTCAGGCCACCATTGAAAAGAAAGTAAAGGAACTGAAGGCTGCAAATCCTCAGCTCCGTGTTGTGTTTCCTATCGTAGTCAGTGGAAACGAATATGACGAGAAGGAAGTATATGTAGGTTATTTTCAACAGCCATCATTCAAGGCGTTCAGCAAGTACCTGACCGCTGCACAGTCCAATCAGGCCGTTGCCATGCGTACACTTGCAAAAGACTGTTTCCTTGATGGAGATAAGGAACTTGTAGATGATGATTCCTTGTTCCTGTTTGGTCTTATGGGCCATCTGTCGAAAATCATCGAAATGCGTCACGGCAAGCTGGTAAATTTATCAAAGCCTGGGAAGTAGGAGAAAAAGACTACTTGCGCCAAAAGATAATTTTGATACGCCACTATTTCCCAGGAATAGATGTTGAAAATTTGAGCGATGAGGAATTTGCCATAGCCGTAAATGATGCGGAGTGGCTACACGCTCAACAAATCATTACCAAACAAGCCAATACGCTTGGACTAATTTCATAACTCGTTGCGCCCATTGCCTTTATTTCGGTAATGGGCGTTTTTCTTAAAACGGAATCAGGCTGGATTTTCTATTCTTCAATAAAAGATGAGATAATGGCAGAGAATTATACAGTCAATTATAATATCAATGTCAACTCGGCAAAGGCACAGGAAGCATTAACGGCTTTCCAGACTGCGACAGCCAAGTTGACGGAGGCGAGCAAGAACCTTACCGCCTTCCAGAAAAAGATAGACCAGACAATTGCCAAGTTTAATCAGTTGGCAAAGAAAACTCCTGCACTTGATTTTAAGGTAGCAAATGCCAATAAGAAATTGCAGTCTGTCATTACGAAATTGCAGACGATTGAAAGATTGGCTAAGAAGGTTCATGCTATAAATGTTACAACGACGACGAAAACAGGTGGAAGAGGAAGTAGTAGCACTGGAAATGGCAGAAGCAGAGGTTCTTCAACGGTAGCACCAATAACAGGAGGCACATCTCGCTCGTCTATCACTCCATCAAGCCGAGTAAGAACTACGCCAAGAAGCGGAGGTAGCCCTACTTATCGTGCGCTTGGTCCTACTATGATTGATAGTGGTGGAATAAGTGCGATTGATATGCTAAAAGGTATGGGCATAGCTTATGGTATTACTGGGCTTGGAGGGCTGATGGGCAGTGCAATTTCCAGTTCAGTTGCTTATGATAATGTCATGCAGACCGCCAGAAACATTCTTGGAACACATGACAAGAACCCATTTTTCAATGAACGCTTTAATGCAATGGAGCGTAACGTAAGAAATGTGGGTAAAATGACGAAATTCACGGTAGAAGACGTTGCCAATGCCACAAGGTTTTTGGCAATGGCAGGTTTGGATATAGACACTATCAATAAGTCCATTGAACCTATTGCCAACATTGCTCTTGTCGGAGATACAGATTTAGGTGAGACTGCTGACTTGGTAACAAATATTATGACTGGCTACGGAATGACTGGAAATGAAGTCCGTAGAGCAACAGACATAATGACCATGACTTTTACTGCGGCTAATACTACGTTGACAGAAATCGCAGAGGCTTATAAATATTCAGCTTCATTGCTGCATGAGGGTGGCGTTTCGTTTGAAGAGGCTACCGCAGCTATGGGTGTATTGGGTAACGTTGGTATCAAAGGCTCTCAGGCTGGTACGTCAATGCGTACTATTTTGGCAAACATTATCAATCCCAGAAGCATAAAACGTGATAAAGCATGGCAGGAAGTTGGGGTAGAGCGTTTTGACGAGAACGGAAAGATGCGTAACTTATCCGACATCTTCCAGGATTTGCACGATAAGAATCTGGATGTGTCTATGTATTATCGTTTGTTTGACCGTACAGCGGCACAAGGTGCTGTGTCATTGGCCGCTAATGTGGATGTCTGGAATGATATTATCAGAAAAAATTTCATGTCTGATAGTTTGGCAGAACGATTGGCCAATGAGAAAGAAAACACGATACAAGGATTGTGGGATAAGCTGACCTCTGCTTTTGAAGACAAAGCACTGGAAGTATTTGAGTCAAACGATAGTACGATTCGCGGATTGTTGAATGACCTGATTGATTGGGTGGATTCCGATGAAATGCTTGCTACCATGAAAAACGTAGCCAAGGCATTGATGGACTTCATCAGGATGATTGTTGACTTTACGAAACGTCTAATCGAATTATACAATCGGTTTGAAGGATTCATTAAAATGTGGATAGAGCTACAGCTCAAGATTTCGATGGTTCTTATACCATTGAGAGCTGTCAGGTCTCTTTTGCAATTTGGAGAGTATGTTGGGAAAAGTGCGAAACATATAGGTGAATTGGCCACACAGTTTGGTATATTGCGTACACAATTAGTTGGCTTAACAGGATTAAAGACGAAAGTTTCAGGATTCTGGGGCGAAATGTTTGCTTCTGGATATGTGGGGCGGTCTAATACTCATTGGTATAAGCCATTCAAAATACATCAAAATGTTAGTCAAGACGTAATAGATAGATACAACAAGCTATACAAGAAAAATCCTCGTAATGCGTACATTCCAGCACAGATAACAAGTAATATTGGATTTGGCGTTGGAAGCATTGCTGGTGGCGCACTTGGAGCATGGGCTGGCTCTTCTATGTTTGGAACGGATAGCGGTATGGGAATGCTTGGTACAGCAGCTACAAGTATCGTTGGAAGTGCATTGGGTGCATGGGGTTTCTCTAAGGCGATTTCAGGAATAGGGGTTGCATTAGGCGCATTGTCTCCTATTGTAGCTGCAAGTACATTGGGTATAGGTGCGCTTGCTTTAGGTCTTGGCTACGGAGCTTATAAACTATGGGAATACCATCAAGAAGTAGATAAAGCCACAGAAGCCCATCACCAATTCCTTGCATCTACCCAGTCTATAAATGGAATAAACTATAGTGAGGCTGCAACTAAGACAGACAAATATCTTCAGATTGTATATAACAAGCAGTTGTCAGTTAATCAAGCACTTGCAGAATATATCAAACTGCGTAAGGAAGAACTTGGCCTTATTGACGACCTTCCGAAAGATGAAACAAAGTTCAAGGACTCTGACAAGTATAAAGAGCTTTATGCAAATGCAAGTAAGCCATTTGGATTTTGGAGTACAGATAATGAAGCATACAATGCTGTATTTGGAGATAAGGTGCCATTTGAATTGAGACCAAGAACTCAACAATATATGGATAAGTACGGTAGGATAACGGAAAACCACATATTTAATGGAGTCAGGTATTTATATGATTCAAAAGATACATATAGTCAAATGGCCGCAGCCCAGATGCTTTATGCAATGGGTCAAGACATAAGCGAAGGCACCCAATTAAGAAAGGTTGTTGACCAATTTGCAGCCTCTGCATTGTCTGCATCTTCTTTGAAAGATATGGACGCTGTGTTGAGTAATGTGTCTCGGTATGTAACAGATAATATGCCTATTATTCCTGGGTCTTATGCTTGGGATATGGATAAAATTGGAGAGAATACCGTTGCAGAAAATATGCAGGGGTATCATTATGTCAAGGCTTTTGAACAGGCATTAAACAAACAGTTTGATTGGCAATACCAAACAACAGCACTTGGCACACAGCTTCATATATTCAGGGAGATATTGAAGTTACATGAAGAAAACAAGGAAATTGGCAATGAACTATTACAATCGTTCCTTGCGGCTGGTGGTGTTGACCCACTAAATCTTGGCCGCAATTATGGTGCATTTGGTTCTGACCAGTTCTTGAAGAATTTTGGATTTAATCCGAATACAGGATTGTTTGAGGCATTCACTGTAACTGATAAGGATGGGAAACAATGGAGTCTTACAGCACAACAAGCTCGTGATGCGTTTTTGTCGTTCCACCAGCAGATTATTGACATTGTTAATCGGTTAAACCCACGGTTGCGCTCATATTTCGACAGCTTTGTCAATAGTTCTGTTTGGAATGTCGGCAATCCTGAAAAGGGTAGTGATACCAAGACAATAAACGGTATCACCTACAAGATGCAAAGAGACCCAGTTACAGGTGAAGTGACATGGATTCCTGTTAGTGGAAGTGGATGGGGTGTTGCCAAACCGATGACTGATGCTGAAATGACTGCGGCTTCTCAGAAACAAAGCGTCAATAATCAGTTGGTGAATAATGGTAATAATGTTGTAGGAACTGGAGGCAAAGCTAACTCCGCAGATTATAAATCTCATTACAACAATGGGAATGCTGCACCAAAACAAGTCATTGTTCGCATAGACAAATTGATGAATGTTGAGTCTGTGGATTTGAGCAACCCAGACAATGCAGCAGTGATAAGCAATCTAAAAGGACAGCTTGCGCAAGCGTTGATTGATGTTGTACATGATTTTGATGAGACATGGCACGGATAGTAAGTAATCAATAAAACAATAGATACAATGAGTTTTTTCGGCCCTATATGGAGTTCGTTGAAGTTTAGTTCAGTAAGTGCTGGAAGCCAGTTAGTTTCCAGCCTGAACTACCGTATTCAACAAGACAAATCCGATTTAGTGTATAAAAACAATCGCTATAAAAGTGTATTGGTTCATATAGCTAAACAACTTGTTATGTCCGAGCTTGAAGGACAATTGAACCAGATACTTCCAAGGTTTCGGAGAAATACGGAGAACGAATTGAGGGAAACCGTATTGAAACAACAGGAAGCCAACAGAGCAAAAATTATTGAGAATGGGAAAATACAAGCTGAAAACTGGGGTACTGTAGATGCAGAAGGCGGCAATAAGATTATCGCAAAGGACAGGTTCGGTACGGCAGTTCCAGAAGCATTGATGGTTTATTACGATGATGAGGAGTCACATCAGGTGGAGGATATTTCTTATGTCGGTGGGAAAGAGGTAAAGACATCTTATAGCACCAAAACTGTATGCCATATCGACCTCTCGCCGCAAGTATCAATGAACAGTAGTAAGAATATAGTTATGACACAAGTTCAAGGACGTGATTATACGAGAAAGGAGCTTGTGTCTGGTGGTGACTTGCAGTTTACGGTGAATGGCGTTATTGTCGGCAATGAAGATGGAGTATATCCAGATGTTGCGGTTAAGAAGTTCATTCAGATTATGCAGTATAATGGAATACTCAATGTGAACTTTATGTTGTTCGGGCAATTTAATGTTAATCGTATTATTGTTACCAATTATTCGCTTGGTGCCGTAGAGATGAAAAATGTTCAGCCGTACAGCTTTTCATGTGTTGCAGTTGAGCCTGATGAAGACGTGAAGATTACAAAAGATACGATTGGAGCAATCAATACCGCACTTGAATTAAGCCCGATGAACAAGTGGTACAAATTCATATTGGAAACCAAACTTGGCGAAATACTTACTTCTGCTGTAATGAATACCGCTACATCGGTAACGACACAGGGAGCAGGTATGGGCCTTGACGCATTAGCACCTAATATATAATGGCATACAACAGTGAACAACCGAGTTTCCAGATATTGATATGCTTGATTAAAATCTGGACTCCAAAAGATAAAAAAGACCCTATGACCGTTCCTGATGACGCTATGCTTATCAGTGAAGTAGAGAATATAGAGATAGAAGAATCGTATAAGAAGCTGATTGGTACGGCTTCTGTACGATTCCCTCGTGGTACGGTTATACGCAAAACCGTGACTACTTTTAATGAGGATGAAGCAGCAAAAGACAAGTCATTACAGGCTGCTATTGATGATGCTGGAGTTGTGGAAGAGACACGCTCCAGCACATCGGTTGCAGGGGTTGAGAATTTTAAGATAGGCCAGCGTATCAGGATATATTTGGGTTATACGGATGACCCGACAATAGCTGCATTGGCTAAGGTAAGCGGAAGTAAAAAGAGCATTTTTAATGACTCCAATACAAGGAGCCAGTATGAAAACTCCACCTATCTTGCTGAAAAAGCTATGAACATTATGTTCGATGGCTACATAACTAAAGTAAGCATTGATACCCCCATTGAATTGCATTGTGAAAATCTTGCAAGTGCATTGAAACAGATAACGTGTCCTAAAGTGACAGTGAAAAACCAAGACACTGTAAATTTTCTGTTTGCTGATGACTGCAAGGAAAAAGGAGCATTGAAACTCCTGAAAGACACTGGTATTTCATTACATCCAGCATTGAAAGAGCAAAAATACAGTCTTGGTAAAATCAATTTGGAGCCAGATTTGACTGTTGCCGATGTGCTTACTGAATGGGCAAAATATGGAGTTTGCGCATTTGTAACTGAATATAACGGTAAGCCTGTTGTGGCCATTGGTCGCACTTATTTTTCAAACGCTGGCAAGGATTCTATTGTCAATGTGAGCGGAGAACCTGCTGAACCAACAAAGGTATTGTTTGATTATCATGTGGCAAACAATGGATTGTCACTTTTAAGTACGGACAAGAAGTATTTGGCTGTAGAAGCAGAGGGTCTTGGTAAGGATGACAAGTTCTTTCATTTGACCGTATTGCGTAATCCCTCTTATGACCCAAGTGACCCTTCTTCTGGAGACCCATATCGTGTTGTGAATGACAGCGAGCTAACGAAGAAGGCTATGAAACGTGGTGCAAGGGTTCTTAAAAACTCTCGTAAAGACAAGATAGATATGAAATTATACACAAAAATTCCATATCACTCCAGAAAGATACCTTGTACAAAGGAAGAATTGGAAGAGGAAGCCAAGAAATATTTTGAGTCTTATAATATGAATGGTATTGAAGGCTCTTTGACATTGTTCGGAGATTTGCATTTGCACACCGCAACAAAGATACAATTAGTTGATGAACGGTACCCAGGTAAGAATGGGGTATATCTTGTAAACGAGGTTCATACGACTTTTGGAACAGGTGGCTATCGACAGACAATTACGATGCCATATTGTATCAAGAGAGACAAACAGGAAAACAGCAATGAAGAATAAACATACGGATTTATCATCCAACCAGACCATTAAGGAAGCCATACAGAAAATTGCGTGGCGAGGAATGGTCAACAGCAATACTGGTGCTGTAAAAGGCACTGGAAAGGTATCTGGATATGTGGCAAAGATACATACGGATGGAGATTTGGCTGGAACCATTGATGTGCAAGAGTATGTAAGTCTTGCTATGGACGAATCAGAAGAAATGAACATGGGGTATCACGAAGGTGTTTTGTTAAGTGCAATACAGAACAATTCAAATGGTCTTCTGATTATTCCTAAATTGTATTCGGAGGTTGTTGTTACACAAGACCCTGAAACTGGAACTGAATATGTGTCTATGTTTTCCCATGTTGATGTCATCCAGCTTGATTCCCATGATACAATTTCAATAGGCGTAAAGGAGCGAGAGGAATTTGATGAAAGTGATGAGGAAGCTCCAGATGTGCATGAGCTGGAAGAGACTGGAGTGATGACCAATACAACATACACAAAAGACTCGATTGTCACCAATATTCAGGGAGAGGATGATGCGAACAAAGTCCAGCAGACCATAGACAGCACACAAATCAAACAGGTTGTTGGCGATGATAAGAGTTCTTCGACCATGACGCAGGATGGTATCAATCTGATACATGACAAGGCTTCGCTGAATCTGACCGATGATGAGGCCACGGTTGAGATGGGTTCATCAAAAGTAAAGGTGGAAGACGGCACTGTGTATGTTGGAAGTGACAGTAGTACCGATGATGCCGTGCTTGGTGTTGAACTGGCCACCATATTGAGCGATTTGCTTGGATACATAAGTCAAATAATGACGGCTACAATGATGGGGCCTCAACCTCCAGCCAATATAGCAAGTTTCATATCCTTAAAGGCTAAAATTGAAGCATTCAAATCTTCTCATAGCGGTTTCTTGACTAAGAAAGTTCAAATACAGAAATAATGGCAGAGGCAAAATTAAATTTTGATGAGAGCCAGCTTGATAAAAGTTCTGGTATATATGACCTTTATAGCAGGTTGTATGAGGGTATGCGTGTTGCCAATACCGTAGATGCCCCTATATCTCCAGAAAACCCTCCTCTTGATAGTGAAGGACAGATAGATGTTGGTGCGATAAACACTAAATTGTCAGAGTATTCCGAGATATTAATGAAAAACTCGGCATATCTGTTCGCTAATTCCATAATGTCTGTTATCGGGCCGTCAACTGGTGGTGGAGATGCTGGCGTTGGTTTCTTGTCTCGTAATGGAGATACGATGATGGGAAGCCTTGGTGCATTGTATGGTCTTCAGGCTGGATATGGCGGAAATCTGATTTTTGAAACAACGGTCGATTCTGATGATAAAGCATGGGCGAATATAACAGGAAATTTGTCTGTATCTGATAATGTCGCAGTGCAAGGAGCGTTACAGCTTTCAGAACATGGCATTGAATGGGGTGAAAATAAGGTTATTTATCACGATGGAACAGCATTGCATATTGACAGTCAGGATGTAGCCATCAAAGCGAAAGTGTCTGTAGATGGCTCTATTGTGGTTGGCAATGTTGTGATTGATGAAAATGGTATAAAGTGGGGTGAGCATGAGTTTTATCATAGTGGAAACAGCAACAAGAAAGATGTTGATTGGACTATGAAAAACGCTTATGTGCATGGTACATTATATGCTTATGGTGATGCCGAGATAACAAAGCGTTTTATCACTAAGGGTGCATTGGAGTTTTTATATGGAGAACAAAAGCTATTGTTTACAGAAACGGACGAAGACACCCAGAACACAAGGCTTCTTTTTTACACAGACCTTGCTCTTATCAATGGGAAAGGAATCAAGTTTGGAGACAAGTATATTGTCAAGGTTAGGAATGATGATAAGCAGGTAGTCTCATTCTCCGCTCCTGGAATGATAATGAATTTGGGAGATAGTGATGGAGAGACAGCTACAAATCATATAGCACTTCAAAGTGAAATATGGAACTATAACAGTGCATACCGTATCATATCTCAATACGGAGACGGCAATTTCCCCAATTCATTTAGCGCAGGGTGTGCAAATGCTGGTCCAGTCGTGATACGCACTTATTATGCTGGCTCTGCTGATTGTGGAATTGTTTTGCCTCGTAATTTGAGATTGGGAAATGAGTCTGGGCCGTTATTGACAGGTTCTGGCGACAATGTACTGTTGTCTGTTCCGTATCTTCATATTGTCAATGATTTTCAGCAGACAGATTTTATACCAATCAACATTGGTGTTCAATCCACCACGTCATTGTTCAGAGACCAAACTAAGCCGTGGTCTGCAACGGTTCATTTCGATACAGAGGCAGAGTTTTTTGCATTTGACAAGCCTATTGAGGCCGATAGTTTTTCAATAAAAAGTGAGCAATACAAAACTCGTCTAATAGAGAATACACTATTCTTTGATGACGGCAAGTTTCTGGAAGGTGTGACAGATGGCATTAGGTGGTCTGGAAACGCATACTTTGACAGAAATCTTAGTTCGCAAAGATTTGCCAGTGGATTTGCTGGTTATGGCTGGGCAATCATGGAAGACGAAATGGTCGGTGGAATATCGGCCACATTTGATTCTTTGACCGTCCGTAAAAAGATGAGAGTATATGAACTTGAAGTTCAGAAAATATCGGTTACTAATGGTTCTCTTTGGGTAAGTGATTCTTGCTCAGGAGACGAAGTTATAGAATTGATATAATGGCGATTTATAGTTATAAGAGATATAAAATCCTGCTCCATGCAGATTCAAAAAAGACGCAAGGATTGCAGACTGGTGATATAGTTCGCAGACAATATTTTGATGGAACCAATGTCATATACTCTCTTATGTGTGTATTGGAGTATGGGCGTGAGCGTTCAAGAAACTCTGAAACTGGACTGTATGAAGAAAAGCCGTATTTCATCGGAGCATTGCTTGAAGGAGATGCACCACAACAAAATGAGATATTGGATTTTGCCAGAATCACAAACCTATTTAATGTAGATAGGTCTGGTGCATTATATCTTACTGCTTCAGACGATAAGGCACCGTTTATGGATGTGATTGATGGAATCGGTCGTAAAGCCAGCTTGTCTTGGCCAGAAAACATAGCCGTTGAAGGATTTGAGGATTCCAGTTCACAATACATCGTCAAGGGTATAGCAAATCTGAACATTCAATATGAACTATCTTCACAGGATAATAGTCGAATATTAACTGTAACTCGAATGTCAGAAAAGACAGAAGGGTTTGAGGGTCTTCAGCAAGATTTCTATCAATTTGTACAGAATCCGAACCGTGTATTGGTATCATATAAGATTCGGGCAAGTAAGCAAATGGAAGCTAAGGCAACGCTTGGATACATTGATGATTTACGGATTGATGGAGAGTGGACTGAAGCGATTACGGATGAATGGAAATACAAATTCCATGTCATAACCGTGGATTATTCTGGAAGGCATTTAAGGTCGTTTAAGCTGTCAATGGATAATCTGTCTGTTGGCGATGAGTTACAAATTGCTGATTTCAACATTATACTGCTTTCCAGTGTAGCAAACTTCGGAGACTCCAGCAATATGCGTGTCGGCAAACTTGATGGAGTTGTTGACCCTGTGTTCGGACAGCTTGAGGGATATGGTGCGTACCTGCAAAAGTTATATGCGGCTCATGCGGCCCATATTTCTGGAACGCTTACGGCTGGTGATGAAAATGGGTTTGGTGCCACATTCTATGCAGGTAAAATACATCGGAACTGCTTTGTCAGTTCATTAGATGTGTCGTTTACTTCAGACATTCATATTGACGATACATTGATAAACCCTACAGGACTTGGAATAGTGTATCGGTCTGGAACTGAAATAGAGATGGCGGCACAAAGTAATGAATGGCTTATCGCACACAATTGTCAAAGATATTGTTATTCGTTTTGGGCCTATGCAAAACGCCCATGTCAACTTGGAATACAGCAAAACGGAAAGAATGTTGGCACAATCACTATTGCCGCAGACCAAACCCATGAATGGAGAAGGGTTCATGTGTACTTTGATTTAATAAACCCTGAGAATGAAGGAGAAGATTTGCTGATTAAAATCATACCAACATTCTCAAAGTCTGTGTTTGACCAAGTATCATCTTCAGAAACCAATCCTGATGAATCCGTGTTTTATTTCACGGCTCCTCAATTAGAATCTGGAGAGTATGTCACCCAATACCAGCCGACTGATACAACCTTAAATTACACAGATGAATATGGTGCTTGGTTTGCACGTGGTGGTATTGGTGGCACTATGCAGAACCCTTTACTTCAGCTTAACTATGACGGACAAGGAAGCATAGGTACACGCAGCAAATCCATTGAGCTTAAACAAGACGGAAGTGGTCACTTGGCAAACAAGAACATCAAGTGGGATGAGGACGGAAAAGTTACATTTGGGAAGGACGTAACCCTAAATTGGGAAAATCTTGGTAGTTCAGCACAGGACAATATGGCGAACCGATATATGCGGATTATCGGTGAAGACACTTTTGTGATTATCGGTCAAGAAACTACTGAAGGTAAGACATATAGCCCAACTTCCATTACGCTTTCTTTGGAAGAAGTAGGTTTTTCATCAACTTCCAGCCAGCGTCACTGGTATTATAAGTTTGGAGGTGAATGGATTGCTATTGAAGATGGGAATGGGCCAACTTTAACTGTAACCCCAGATTCTCCTTGGTGGAACAAGGAAAGCTCAGTGACATTCAGGTGTGTTATCTCGCTCAATGATTCACGAACATATACCGATACATTTACTGTTAAAAAGCAATATGTTCAAGGATATACTGTAATTGTGACATCAAGTAAGGGAATATCATTCCAAAATGGAACTTGTGAAACGACTCTTACGGCACAAGTATATTACCAAGGGAAATTGGTAGATAGGGATTATGCCATTGATAATTTCAAGTTTATATGGAAGCGGTATGACGCAGCTACAATGGAAGAACTTGAATGCTCGAATGGTGTTAACGACACCCTTACACTTGATTATGAATTGGACGGAAGTGAGATATATGTTTGTGAATTGGCTACAGTAGATAGTTTCAATTATTCATTCCCAATAATATTCTAAGATTATGATTGAAAAATTAAACATAGGAGAAAAGACGCAGAATCAAGGTGTTAATGCGGCAGGAAAATTAACAGCCGAAGAATTTAACGCACTTACTGCGAAAGTAAATGAATTGATAAACCATGCAAACAAATCAGTATATGTATCGCAAGAAGAATACGATGAACTGGTTTCATCTGGGGATATACAGGACGATGTTGAATATAACATATATGAAGAATGATAGTTCGCAACGGAATTGAACTTACTGCCAGATATTATGGTACAAAAGTGATTTCTGCTGTTTATAAAGGCACTGTACTTATCTGGGAAGCCATAAACAGTTGTTTTGGTAGTGGATTCTGGATAAGGGAGAAAGCATGGAGCAGTACAGACGGATGGAAGAATAATAACTAACAAAATTTCAAATAAAATGGCTAAAAGACAGATTATCAATACTCCTATTCCGTCCATTGATACGGCATGGGATAATGGAACTGAAGCATATAGCGGAGAAGCTGTAGAGAATTTTATAAAAGCACAGTTTAAGTCAAAGGTTGGTGCGCTGTTTTTTGACGATAGTGAGGATGCTTTTTTAACTGTATATACGTTCAGGAACGAGGAAGACAAGACCACTTGGCTTTTAGACAAAAGCGATGAATCTCTTGTACTTGGCAAGCAGACTTTCAATGTTGCCAGCCGACATGGAGAGGGTACGGCTTATGTTGTTACCTTGACCGCACAAGGTGCTTCAGAGCCTAAGTTTACCAATACAAAGCGGCTCATTATCCCGATACGATTTACTTGCAAAAAGGCAACTACCGTAGCAGGAAACACTACAACCGAGGATATGGCTGGTATCAGCGGAACGATTGTTGTTACTGGTAGAAAGGCTGGAGTAAGCGGTAATTTTACTACTATTACTCCGTCTGATGGTGAAACACGTTACATTGACGCTGTTCCAGAGGACAGCGAAACTTATAAGGACTTCGACCTCGGACCCTATTTGCAGGATGGAGAGTGGAATTACAGAATAACCGTTCTCGAACCTGAAAAGCAGACCTCTTCCAGTGCCGTTTCAGTAAATGTAACAATGTCTGAATCTATGGGTCTGGAATATGCAGGAGAACTCGGACATCCGTTTGAGGGAGACACTGTATCACTTCCTTTCTATGTGAAAGGGTCTGTTGACAGACTTCTGCACTTGGAGGTGCTAAATTCTGACGGAAGTGAAGTGCTGGCAACACCAGAGCCGAGAGCTTTCAGTGCAAACCAAGGCGGCAGTGAGACTGTACAGAATATCGGAATAACCAAAGAACAGTATAAATTCACTCACGGTACATACCGCATTCATGCCTGGCTCACATTTGCATCCGACATCAACGGAACAAAAGTTAGTGAACAGACATTCGGTATCATGTACAAAGAAGATGGCAATAACACTATTCTTGTTGCCGTATCGGATGCTATTACCAATGCCGACAATTATGACAGCGTGACTTTGCTGAATTATGCGGTTTATAATCCGTCTGGAGAAAGCACAGAACTGAGTTTGTCTGTGGTTGACGGAATGGACGGCGATGTGGTGTATTATGAAGAAACTGCAATCTGTGAGAATGAGACCACATACAGCATGAACACTGTTTTGAATTGTGAACATGAGCTGGGTGACTTTGATGTGCAGGTATTGATTAAGGGCGGAGATGTACAGTATTATAGCGGAAAAGTAACTCTTTCAAACAATATTGACTTCTCGGCTCGTGGAACGGCAGACTTGGAGTTGATACCTAACAGCAAGATTTTTCATGGCACAGACAAACGTGGAAATTCATTTGTGTTTGACCCTGATACTCTTAAACTTGTTGACCAGACAAGCGACAACAAGACAAACATAATGAATCCCACGGTTGAGGGGTATATTAGAGAAGACAATATTGACCGATTGAGGCTTTTGCGTGGCAGTGTGATTGATTTGCCGTTTGAGCCTATCATTACGACAACAGGATTGCGTGTATCTGGCGTTGACTATTCTCTTACTATGGAATTTGACATCCAGATTAACCGAATAGTTGACGAATCGGCACCAGTTATCGCTTGTTATTCTGAAAATGGAGAATCGTTTGTCGGATTGAAGGTGTTGCCTGAACGAATACTTGTTCTTGGTACAGGACAAGGACCGATTTCAACCCCAGATATGGCAGATTATTATCTGGAAGAGGGGTGCCGTATGCACATAGCTGTAAATATCGTCAATAATCTGCGTAACGAGGGCTTGAACTATATGCGCATATTTGTGGACGGAATCATGCAGCGTGAATACACCTACCAGAATACACAGACTTCGCCTTTCTGTGGCGCAAGCGGAAGCAACGGACATCTTGTTCTTGGTTCGACTGGGTGTGACCTTGACATTTTCGGAATGAGAATTATGCTTGACCAGTCATTGAGTTCTTCTGATATTCAGCAGGACTATAAGGCTTCTATGTCAAACATAACTGATAAGAGAGCCTTTGTTACCGCAAATGATGAGATTATGTCTGGAAGCGTTATTGACTATGATAAGGCTAAGGCCATTTACAATACGATTCTCTATCGTCTTCCTTCTAATGCAAAATATCCCACATTTAACAATGACCCAGGTTCTATTAACAATGTGGTTATGGAGGTCAATATAATAGGAGATGAGAAGCACTCTGGTATTTTCAGTAGTGTTGAAATCAAACGTCAAGGTTCTACTGCAAAAAAATATTATTGGCCAAACATATCATCCAAGCTATGTAAGGAAGATACAAGCAAAGGAATTGTAAAAGGAACATTCACATCTACAGGAATAGACCCAGAAACAAGCCTTCCTTATTACAATAAGACCAACTATTATCAATTGGATGACTCACAGCCGAAATCAAAGAAATGGGTTGGGAAGTCAAATTATGCTTCGTCTATGCAAAGTCATAAGATTGGAGCTACTGCTGCATTCCATGATTTACATCGTATATGCGCATTACCAGCTGGAGGCTTTTCATACGACCAAACACACCCAGATACACCGTCAAGACGTGCGGTATTAGAAAAGCCGTTCTTGTGCTTTTTTACCGATGCTGAACATTCAACTCCTACGTTTTGTGGCTTCCAAACTTGGGGTGCAGCAAAAGGTGACAAACCGACATTTGGTTATGACGATGATGAAGAAAGCGATTCATATACGCCTGACTATATCATGGTTGAAGGTGCAGATAACAATGTCACTGGAGCTAACTTTGAAACTCCGTGGATACCTTCAGAAATGTTATATGTTCCAGATGAGGAATCATTCTGTTATAACGGTGCGCCGAATTTTGACTTTGACCTTGGATTATTGAATGAAGATGCGGAAGATGATGACCCATTGAAAGACCATCCGACAGGCGGTGCGGTAAATTCAATTAATAATTATCTTATTCCTGGATTCAATATGGTCTATTTGTGTAATCCGAATCTTCGTCCGTTTGCTGGCGGTCTTACCGCTCTTAATCAAGCATATCTTAGAGATAAGGCAAGACAGGCAGACCCGAACAATACAGAAGAGTTGGAACTTGAAGCCAATGTACATTATTGGAACTCTGACACATCCAGCGGAGAATATCTGAATGTATATCGTATGGATTACATAAATGATGTATGGGTTGACGCTGGGTTGTTTACTTCTTCGTCTAAGGACGAACGAGGATTTAATGTGATTACTACGGCTGTACTGAATCTGCGCACACAACTTAGCATTACAGATTCAGACCTGCTTGGTATGTCTGCTGAACAGAAGAATGATTTTCTGATAGAGAAGCGTGTGGCACTGTTCAAATCCCAGTTCCCTACTTGGTTTGACGTATCCGATGCCTTGTTCCACCAATGTTTTATCAAGTTGGTAGCTGGAACCGATAACCGTGCGAAGAACACATACTATTGGATTGAAGGAAACATTGACCATAAGATTCGCTTTGACGGCGATGATATGGATACTATTTTCAAAACTGATAATAAGGGCCAGCAGTCAAAGAAGTATTGGATTCTTGAAGATGATAAGGATGAATATGGTGCATGGTTCTGGAATGGCAGAAACAACGCATTATTCCGACTGATTGAAATGGCTTATGAAGATGATATGCGCACTATGATGAACCGTATCTTTGCTGCAATGGCTACATTGAGCGGTTCCGTAGAAAACTTCTTTCAAAACTATTTCTATTACGTTCAGGAATATTTCCCTGCCGTAGCGTACAATGAAGCTGGAAGGTTGCTTTATGAAACAGCCCAGCTTTATTATGACGGTATCCATCCATCAGAACCAGGAGTGTCGTATGGTTATAAGGAAATGCCTATTACACAATCTCTTGGGAACCAGCTTCATGCAGAGCGTGCGTACATGGTAAAACGTCTTGCGCTTATAGAGAGTTATGCCAATTATGGAGACTTCAGTTTGAACGGTACGGACAGTATTACGTTCACATCGACTGGTAGCTCTACATATAATATCAAATGGACTGCTTATCAAGACATATTCCCAGTTGCTGCATTTGGTCAGGCATTGGATTATGGTACCGATGAGGATGGTGTAAAGCACACTAAGCCTTGGCGTTTGAAAGCAGGACATACATACACAATATCAACTCAAATGAGTGGAGAGACAACAGTAGCAATACATGGTATGTCGTTCTGTTCCAGCATTGATAATCTTGGTGCCAACGCAATTAAAGGGAACTTGCGTATAACAGGTAAAAGATTGAGGAATCTGGTTATGCCGAAGTTGAGTGCAAACTTTGTTCCGTCATCTATCGTTATGGCCAGCAACTTGAATTTAGAAGTCATTGACTGGAAGAATATAGACTTTTCTAATTCTAATCCAGCATTTGATTTTACGTCTATGATGAGTTTAGTAAAACTTGATTTGTCTGGATGTAGTGGTATTACTGGTGTAGAAGTACCGCATACGGCCTCATTGACATCATTGTTCCTTCCATCTGGAATGACACGCTTGGAATTGAATGATATGCCGTCCTTAAAGGAGTTTTCCATTGATGATGTAAGCACGCTGAATAATGTACTTATAAACAATGCGAAAGCACCAGGCGTTGATACATTGGCAATAGCAGGTTTGTTGCGAAACAATGCAAAGAACTTGTACTCATTATCTATGCTTAATGTAAATTGGAATGCTCTGCCTGTATCTACATTGATGTGGATTGCCAGCATTGCGCCTTATTCATACGGTGTTACAAGTGAAAAATACTCATTGACAGGAAAGGCAACATTGGACCAGTCTGCAATGAGATTAACATACGACAATAAGCGCACGCTCGTTGACAAATACGGCAACATAGATTCCACATCGAATATCCTTGCTTTGACGTATGATAAAATACAGATAAGCCAGATTTCTATTGTCGGAAAATCGTACATCAGTAAAACTGGAACAGAGCAGTTCTCTGTAGCCGTAACACCAGTTACGGCCAATAATGTTGCCATTACTGTTGATGATGATGGTAATGCGCACGAAGATGTAAAATTCTGCTTTGTCGATGAAAGCGGAGATGAAATGACACCGTTCCAGTATTGTAATTGGCAGGATGCTGTCAAGGGATTGTTGAATGTCACAAACGTAACAACGGAAGCTGCTGGAACTCGTTATACATTACGTGCCATTGTGAAAGTTATTTCTGGCGGAACGACAAAGGAACTGACAGCCGATATGCAAGTTGCGTTTTATTTGCGGCATCCGAAAGTTGGAGACTTTGCGTATGCAGACGGTACTTTTGATGACCAGTATCAGAAAGACAAGACGTTGGTCGGTATGGTGTTCAAACTTGACCCGATGTATCAGGGTGAAGGAGATGCTTCACCTATTACATATTCTGGGTTCAATAAACCATCTGAAAGCGTAAAGCAGGAAAAGTCATTGGTTGGCTACCGTGTTCTTGTTGATTGTAAGGAAAACGCAACTATCAAGAGCAAAAATGGAGCAATCAATACATACAACAATGCCTGGGGATTGTATCCTGAAAATGCCGAAGGCAATGACGGAATGACCAGTACAAATGGATTCACTACTGATTTCGGAACAAAGATGGCCGAGATTGCTAATATGAGCAGTGTGTTTGACACGTCTATGGCAAACATTGGTAGTAATACTGAATGGCCGAGTGGAACATATATCTATCCTGAGAATGTATTGGATTACAATAATGAAGATGGTTTCAAGGAGTTTTCTAATGCAAGTGCGCCTGGTGATTTTAATGGTGCGACAAAGACACGTGCAGTTGTTAGACACATGGAGCAGATATTCAATAACTATCTACAAAGTGCTGATAATGATGATGTGTTAACTTCTTACACAGAGACCGACCCAGAAACAGAAGAGGGTACATTGCGCTCGATAACCAATTTGCCTACTACACTGGAAGAGCTTGGAGACATGATGGAAATCTTGGAGAAGGCAAATGGAGACTTGACAATATTCCGTCAGTTTGCTTATCCAGCGGTATATTCATGTTATTTGTATGAGCCTAAAGTAAAAGAAGGCGAAACTCTTGATGAACAATATGCTAAAGGAAAGTGGTTCTTGCCGTCTCAGGGCGAATTGATGAGGCAGTTTATGTTTTTTGCTAAATCAAGAACTGGAGGATGGACCAACGATTATAACGATGGATACAATACAAGTCCGTCAACTACTGTAATTGATGATATTATCAGGGATGCTTATAATTCTCCTGACAGCAATCAGATTAAGAACAATGTAAGTCTTGAACACATTGAAAGTGGAGAATATACATCAGCAGAGTTGACTGCAATCAACCAATACTTCCAGTCATTAGTTGAATGTGACAGGCCGTTGTATTCATTGATTTTATGGCGTGCAATGGTTGCTGGAGCCTCAGCACCATTCACGAATCACTCATTGGGCAACCACTGGTCATCCACCGAGTACAGTTCCAACAGCTCGTGGTACGTCTACTTCAGCAGTGGCGGCACTTGGTACGTCGGCAAGTACCTCAGTTACGCTGTGCGGCCCTCTGTAGCGTATAGTTTTATGCTTTAATCTTCACTGGCGAACTGCCTTTGGGCAGTTCGCCTATAATGCAAAATAATGTTAATTATGAAAGAGAACGATGAATTGACACCAAGTCAGAGATATGAAAAAGCCCATACTTCTTATGATGAATTAAGAAATTTATTGGAGGCTTCTACACAAGAAAAGGTGGTTTTAACAAAGAAAGAAATTGAAAAAGGAAAAGAACGTAAAAGGGTCATTAAAGACAATCCTAAAACGTTTGTTAATACTCCAATATATAGAACATACCATCAATCAATGACGTTGATGATGCAAATAATACAGCTTATGCCAAAGAAAACTGTTAAGATAAGCGATGAAATGTTGCATTATTTAATGGAAGCTATACGGTGGTCTTCTGCGGCGTATGAACAAAATAACATATTCGTCAAACATAATTCTCTTTGTGAGTCTATTTCTTTAATGACTACAGTTCGTGTCTGTGTCAACACATCGAGGTCTTTGAATTTGATTGGCAAAGCTAAGGCTACGCAATTATTATCGTCTATTGATTCGATATTACGCCAATTAGTAGCATGGCGTGGCTCACTAAAAGACGAGGGCGGCAATGATGAACGGTAACGCAAGCATTGTCGGAGAGTCTGAGCTGCTGTTTTCATACGGGCGGCATACTCCTTGGTTCAATATGGGAATCATCGGGAGTTACAAAGATGCAATGCCGCAGAAACCAACATTGGGCAACCACTGGTCATCCACCGAGAACAGTTCCAACAACTCGTGGAACGTCAACTTCAACAGTGGCAACACTTGGAACAACAACAAGTACAACAGTAACGCTGTGCGGCCCTCTGTAGCACATGAAACAGATGCGTGGATTAAGCTGAGGAAGACTGTTCAAGAGGCTTACGAAGACTGCTGTAGAGGTAAATCTTCCAGCAAACAAGCCCAAGAATATATCCCTCATGCCGATGAAGACCTTGATGTGTTGACCGACGAACTGATTTCTCGCACTTACTATCCAAGCACATCGACTTGTTTTCTTGTCAAATATCCGAAATGGAGAGAAGTATTTGCCGCTGCTTTCAGAGACCGCATCATACACCATTGGGTTTGCATAAGGTTGGAACCGTTGTTTGAACTGCGAAATATACATCAGAACAACGTGACCCATAATTGCAGGAAAGGTTTTGGAACAAAGACTGCGGTAAAAGCTGTTGCCGATGGTATAAAGTATGTTACAAATAACTATCAAGAAGAAGGCTGGGTTTTCAAAGGTGATTTGGTCGGTTTCTTTATGACCATCATAAAGCGAAGGATGTGTGACAAACTGTTGTCGTTCATTAAACATCGTTATCATGGTGATTATAAGAAACTCCTGTTATGGCTTGTTGAAATTATCGTCATGCACCATCCAGAAAAAGATTGCGTGTTTAATTCAAATCCGAAAGACTGGGTGAATCTGACTGCCAACAAGTCACTGTTCCGATGTGAGGAAGGGCGTGGTTCTCCGATAGGCAATCTTACGACCCAGCTATTCGCCAATTTCTTTATGACCGAGTTTGACGCTTGGGTTCAGAATAGGTTAAGGGAAATTGATGTTAAATGGTCGTATAACAGGTTTGTCGATGATTTTATTATCGTTTGCAGTGATAAGAAGAAATTGTTAAAACTGATAGATATGATTGCCGATAAACTTGGCGATATGGGGCTATTGCTTCATAAAAACAAGCGATACATCCAGCCTGCTTCACATGGAGTGGCGTTTGTCGGCAAATATGTAAAGAATGGAAGGATATATCTCAGTAATCGTACACTTGCTCGTTTCCAAGAAAAGATACACGGATTCAATCTTTATTTACAGCGACCAGAAAAAGAGATTACGATAATGGAATTAGAACATATCAGAGCCACTGTTAACTCATATCTTGGATTTTGCAAGGGTTGTGAGACATACTGGAGAAGAAGGGATATACTTTGGGATTTCTGTCATAACCATCAGAAGTATTTTTCTCATAACAGAAGCTGGACAAAAATCAAACTCAAAAAGAAGTTCAAGCCTATTTTTAATTAAAGAGCAGTTACATGGTACGATATTATTTTGAAGAAAAGCCGAATACAATAAAGATTGGCTCGACTTTACGAGGGAAGCGTTACATCTTTGTCAATTTGGATGTCAAAGAGCTTTCAGATAATGAACAAGACGAGGCAAGCGTTCAATACAAATACGACTGTTATAGCATGAGATTTGTGTTGTCAGAGCTGTCTATTCCTTGTCTGGTTGCCAATATGCCTAAAGAGTTCATTGTATTGGCTAATGAACATGAAATCAAGTTGATTATTCAAGCATTCAAGGCAGATGATGATATTGAAGCATGGAAGGCCATCAGGACTGCGCAAATAGAAGCGTATGATTCCAGCCCTTATGTTAACAATTTCAAACTGAATGGCGTGAATGCTTGGCTTGACAAAAACACAAGGGTCGGATTGGTCAATATGCTTAATTCTGACTGGGGAGATACGCCAATTCCAGATTTGTGGCTCAATGCAGAACATCCAATATCATTGCCAAATGCTGAAACAGGATTGGCGTTGTTGAGCGAAATCGAGAAATATGCAGCACAATGTTATTCTACTACCCAGCGGTTATTAGTGTCGGTTAAAAACATGACAAAGCTAAAATCATTTGATGATTTACGCAATTTTGACTATAAATCCGCATACCCAGAACAACTTGATTTAACTGTCTAAAAAGTAGTCGCATGGCAAACGTAACAACAGCCATGCGACTATTCGTTTATAAAGACAGATTCAAAATGGGAGTAATAGCAAAAGGCGAAATAACACTGAGTAATGTGAACGATGCTTATACTGTATCGCTCACAAAGACTTCATGTGTTGTCAATGCCGATTATGACGGAAGCAATCCCAAATTAGATGAAGCATATACTACCATCAGCGTAAAGCGTGGTGACAAAAAACAATGGTTTAAGGTTGCTGTAATATCAAAAACGAATGATAGCATAATCATCACGAATGCAAGTATGCCATCTGGAGGTGATGAGTCCACCTTGTTTGAGGAATGTGTTTTTCGATTTGATAGCGTTCCTACTGATGTTTTGGAAGGAAGTGCAACCATCCAGATTTCAACCGAAGATGGATATGTGGCTGATGTTGTATTCTCATATACGGTAGTCCGTGAAAGCACTATGCTTGACTGGATACAGGAGTGGGAAGGAAATAAGACGCAGATAGGTGGCAATTCAATCATCACCCCCAGATTATTTGTTGGTAAGAAAATCACTAATGGTGAAAATTATAACTCCATATTCAATGTTCCACAGCTTACAGGTGTGTACATTGGCCCTGCTGGTGAAAACGGAAACAGTTGTGGAGTCTATGGATATAAGGCTGGCGGTGAGATTTTTCATTTGGACGATACTGGCGGTTATATTGGCGGATGGACCATTAATACAGAAGGAATATATAGTGCAAAAGGTGCGTTACGGCTACTGGCCAGTGGTACTATAAAGGCTGTAAATAGTGAAGGTGATTCAATTTGGGAGATAAAGGAAAACGGCGATGCTTTCTTTGCATTTGAGAATGTTAAGTTTTATGCTAACGGAGATGCAGAATTTGCTGGTACGATAAAATCTAAAGATGGCCAAATTGGAGGATGGACTATCAATGATAATAATCTATACTCTACTCAAATAGGGATAAATAGTAGTGGAAAATATATTGCTATAGCCAACATTGCATCAATTCCAATGTATAACGGAGATTGGAATGGAAACCATTTCGCATGGGTTAAGGCGTATGGCGGAGTCGCTATGTATTATTCGCAAAGTTCTGATTTTGGATTTGTTGCATATAAAAGTTCGTCAAAAGTATTTTCCGCTGGTTCTGTGAACATGATTGCAGGATGGAACTTTGACCACAACTCATTATGGTCTGGAAATAAGAATAACACTATTGGAGCCTTTACAACCAGTGGAATAACTATAGGAAGCAATGGAATCCGTGGTATTAAATGGTATATTGACAGTAATGGAGATATATCATTTATGAACGGACAGATAAAATTTACAGCCAACGACAATGGAGGTGAAATTGTTGGATGGAAACTCAACTCACAGCGTTTTTCGACAAAAAAAGTAGCACTTGTATCCGATAGTTCAAACACAGGATTATATTTGTCGGCGAGCTCTGAAGCATCGTTCAATACAACAGCCTCATCATCATTAAAAGATTTTATTGTCTCAAAAGGTGGTGTATATTTGAATGTTTCGTCAAATAATGCTGTATTCGGAGCATACAATTCATCTGGAGGAAAGATATTTATTTTACAAAGCAATGGAACAAACTCTATTGCAGGGTGGAATTTTGATGACGCTGTATTGTACACAGGAACGAAAGCAACTTCTGGATTTACAGCAAGTGGTAGCATTACACTTGGACCGACAGGGTTGCGAGGGTATAAATGGCGTTTTGAGAACAATGGGTCAGGAGCCGTAGCTGGTGGAAATATTAGTTGGGATTCGGCTGGAAATGTGACATTTGCCTCCAGTGTAAAGATTGGGTGGAGTAATCTTGGTGGAACTATCATTAACAGCGAAGGTGTGTTTGCTGGTAAAATATCGGCAGACAACATTACCGCTGGTACAATCTCCACAGCTAACATAAGAAACCAGAGTAATACTTGGTACTTGAATCAAGATGGGTCAGGAGCTTTGGCTAATAGTAAGATAACATGGGGAGCTGATGGTACGTTAACAGTACAAAATTCAAAGTTGACAAATGTTTTGATTGATGGGGCTATAAAAACTCCATTTCGGGATGGTCAATATTCTTTAAGTAATAGTGGTCCTATTACAGTATCTACTCTTGGCTTACAAAACAATAATAATGTAGTTATACCAGGTGCAGGAGGTAGTTGGAACACTGCGGTCACTATTCCATTTACTACTGAATACAATGGTTTTAGAGCAATCATTATGAACGATGATTGGGGGTCACAAGTTGCTGGTGGAAGTTGGAGTGTAGATGCTCCAACTGGAAAATACTTTTTTGAAGATGGAGTAGCCAAAAAGACCTTAACATTGAACAAAAATACAGGAGTAGAAATGATAGGCTATGGAGATAATAACACCTTCAAGGGTTGGATTATTTTGAACCGAATAGAAAAAACAGGTGATAAAGGATTTCCATTGCATATTTGTTTTTGTGGTATCGTTAACAATGGTTCTTTAGTTAGAATCAAAAAATATCACGATGAGGAAATTACAGTATCAAGACTTTCAGAAGGCATATATAGAGTTGCTTTCAGTCAGGCTTGGAGCGATGTTGATAATTACATGGTTTTTTTGACAGGGCAAGCAAATGAAGCAGGAAGATATGCTTCCATATATCGCAAAACAGCGACATATTTTGATGTGTATTGTGGCGATGATGCTTCTGCAAATGATGGAAATTTTCAGTTTATGGTTGTAAATGTTTCACAGGCGTATTTAACTTATAATGCGTAAAGATATAGAACTACATATCAAGACAAATGACATTGTTCTTGTTGCAACAAACAAGACAAGAATTAGAACATTTAGGTGGGTAAGCAACCCATCTGGGCTATCTCGTTATATATATGGCGAGATAGACGTTCCAGCGGTAGTGTCAGAATCAAAAGTAAGAGATGGAGGTGTGTTTGTCAATATACCTTATACTCCGAAATACAAAGAGTTTATGATACGAGTTCGCCGTGTGTATGATGACGGCTCGTATATCTATCTTTATAACCGTAAAGATGGTTCCGAATGGTTTTTAGCACAAGTTGGAATGTATGGAGGAGAAAAGGAAAATTGTTATGCCTCATTACTATACGCCATTTCAGAAGGAACATATTATATATCGCTTAAAGACGAAATAGCTACCATATATTCCAGTATTCAAAGTGACTTCAATATAGTTGATGCAAATCGACAGAACGCTAACTGTTTGCTGGCTTGTTTTCCGTCAAATAGTTATCGTTATCCTTTGACTGGTGTTGGTCTCGCACGATGGATAAACGCCCACAATATCAATGCTGGAAATCTGGCAGAAATAATCAATCGTGAATTTGCAGAGGATGGCGTCATAGTAAAGAATGCTACATACAATTATGACACACAACAAATGGAAATGGATTTGGACGCTTCAAGTAAATAATAATGGCTACATATATAGTAAAACCGAACCAAAATATATTTGATGTTGCCTTGCATTTGTATGGCAGCATTGAGGGGCTGTTCGACTTGTTGATAACAAATGACTGGTTGAACATGACAACAGACCTTGAAACAGGTATGGAAATTGAATATCACGAGGACTTCATAATTAATTCGTCTATTGTTGATACATTCGATGATGAGAACATAACCCCTTCTAATGGTAGTAGGCATATTTACATCAAGGCCCCAGAGCAACCATTAGTGATATGTGTGCTCGTCAATTCTGAAGTTGTCAATGTATTGTTGACATTGGGGGGAGAAGGAGACATGATTGTTGACTGGGGAGATAATTCAGAACTGGAAACAATCACTCTTTCACATACAAATAAAAAAGTAGAGCATTGCTTTGATAATGTGGTTGAAAAGCGTAGAATCAAGGTTTATGGCACATTCAGCCTTACATATTGTGATGCCACATATTTGTATGGAGACTTATTGTTGATGCGTCCACAAACCATAGACGAATATATAAGCCACTCAAACGGATTCACGCTGAAAGGTCTATTCTTGTGTGAAGGAACATACAAAGTTGATTTAAGGGGGTGTACAATTGCAGACCTTTTACCAATTGGGGATATGAGCCTTCAGGAGTTGAATTTGCTTCAAGTACAGTTTACTTCGCAAGACGTATTGGATGATTATCTTGAATATATCGTCAATAATTACGGAACAAGAAGGAACTGCACGGTCTATCTTGATACGGAGCCTTCTGAAAGAGGAATGGCTGCTATCAATACGATTATAAATGAAGAAAGCTGGAACGCTTCAGGAAAATGGAAGTTTATTATTAACGACATAACATATACTGCTTCATAATGGCAAGAACATTGACTGAAATATATACGGTAGCCAAACAATGCCGTGACAAATATTTAGAATTGACAGAGTTTCAGAATGACTCTAAAATGTCAATTCTGGATGCCTTTACTTGGGTTACTTCTTCATGTATCTGGGCGTTTGAAAATATACTGGATGTCTTTAAGGTTGACCTTGCAAAAGACCTGCAAAACCGTGTCAATGGCACTCCAGCCTATTTTGCAAATGCACTGTTGAAGTATCAATCTGGCGACGACTTGGTGATTAGTGAGGATGGTGCTTCATTTTCTTATGCTACGATAGATGAGAGCAAGCGCATTATATCAAAGGTCTCGTATTCAGAAGTGGTAGAAGACGGATACCATGACAAGCTGGCTATATACAAGATTGCGACTGGAGAACCTGGGGCATACGCAAGAATAGAAGAGGATGAATTGTTGGCTATAAGAGCATATCTCGGTAAGATATTGTTCGCTGGCCAGCACGCAATGGTTGTGAGCCGTAACGGAGATGTGCTTATTCCACGAGTGACTGTATATCACGATGGGGCAATCAGTGAAGATGAATTGTACACCAATATAGAAAACTCATTGAATGATTTTATAGCAAACATGAGTTTTGACGGTATGTTGTATGCCCAGAAAATCATCGACTGCATCCAGAACGCAGAGCACGTTACTGATGTGGAGGTTGATAGGACTGGAACGGACCAACAGGGCATCTTTATTGCGATGTATGATGATGACAATAATTTGATTGAAGTTGAAGACAGCGTTGAGCAACGAATAGGCAGGTACGTCATTCCTAACAGCGGATATATCAAGCAAAGCACTCGTTCTGGAAAGGAAGAGAACCTTCAGACATGGAGAGAGGCTATCACACTTAAATTGGAAGATAAACAATGAGGTACACGATTAATTTTGACAAGACCATAAACCAACTTGTTCCGTATTATATAGGCGGAAGAAAGTTGGTTTTGTACCTGCAAGCATTGATGAAGCCGTTGCAGACTCTTAATGCCGCTTTTTCCGAATATGCAAAAGAGCAGCGTATTGAAGCTGCCATGACATCACAAATATTTTATTTTGAATGGTTCCTAAACCGTAAGTTCAGCAAATATTTCCTGAACGGAGGTCAGATAACAATAAAAAATGGAGAGCGTCTTGGCGTGCCTATTCAATGGGAAAACGCTGATGTTGATGCGTCTGAGGATTTGTTGCTCTATAAGGAAGAAGAAGGAATAAAAAATGTAGCCTTATACCACTCCAATGAACAAACCGATGGTAGTTCACACAGTTTCGTTGTCAGCTCTCCAGCAATAAATACCCAATTGATTTCTATTGAAAATTATAAGGCTATGTTGTCTCATTATATAGACAAGTATCGCCTATCTGGTAAAACGTATGTCATTAAAATAAACTCTTAATGAAAGAATTTAGCGCACAAACTGGTGGCCGTTATACTTATGTCGATGACATTATCAACCTTCAGGAATTATCGCTTGCATTCGGCGAATTATTTGATGAATGTGATAATTTTATCGTCAGTGGATGCGCTGTGTCAGGCACATCAATCGGAAGCGGTTATGTATATTTGAATGGCAAACTGCGATATTTCTCTGGAGCTTCAGGAATTTCTCAATGGCCTCAGTATATTTACGAAGTAAACCAAAAAGAATCGGTTGCGTATGCAAGTGGTTCAGATAAAGTAGGTCGTACAGTATATGGATGCACTTGTGGACCGACAATCCCTTCTGTAGTTGATTCTGTTACAGGCAATATACCTGTAGCTTTGAGTATAACACAGGATGGCGGTTTGCTTATGAAGGATGCTTTTATAGGTAAGTATGCGTTATTGCTTAATCCTGTAAAGGGCGCACAGACTGTTAATGGTACAGTAAAGTTCAACAATGATGTCAACATCAACGGATTACTTGTTGCATTGTCAGATATGGAGTTCAGGTCTGGAAATACGTCTTGCAGGATTGGCTACAATTCCAGTCATAACCTGACCATAAAATCACAGACTGCCAATGGAAATAATTATAGCGTTGTCTTGAAAGACGGTACAGGTATTGAGTTCTATGTAAATGGAGCGTTAAAGATGACGATAGGCACAGAGATTGTATTTAATGCCAACACTTCTCATGGAACAAACGCTTCAACTGTAGGAAGCATTAGAACTACAGGTACGCATATTCACAATGTTAGTACAGCAACGGATAATGGTGAGCTTAACCTTAATATGCTTGGTTATAATGGTGGAACGTCCTATTTCAGAAATACTTATATTGGAAATGGAAAAGGGAAAGCAATACTAAGCATAAAGGGGAGCGATAGTTCCGTATTGATTTCTGGAGTAACGACTATAGCGACTGATGGGCTGGAAGGTATCGTATTGCTGTCATCTGTGCCGAAAACAAATATGGCGTTACAGAAATCTGTTATATGGAAAGATTCCAATAAAGATGTTATGGCATCTATTGGATACTTAGATGCCAATAAACAGACGTTCAGCATTAAGAACAATGTATCTGACATAATAATAACAGGTACAGGATATGTTTCTATCGGTCCTGCAATCAAAGAAAATGGTGTGTTACTGTCAGAAAAATATGCGTTAAAAGAGTCAGTAAATATTTCCCTCTCGTTGAAGGCTGATACTAATAAGGTATATTCAAAGACCGATGCGGATAACACATTCGCAAAGAAAGCGTCTGGACTATCTCAATTTATCACCACAACAAACACACAATCCGTATTGCGTTCTCAAATCGGCGCACTTGGCACATCTGATTTGAGTGGATACGCCGTAAAATCCCAGTGTTTAGCTGATATGGCTACTACAGAAGAGAATAAAAAGAAGATAAGGGATAACATCGGAGCAGCGGCAGTGGGAGATTTCCAAACAAAATTAAAGGATTCTGGATGGATTACCATCAAAAACGGTCTGTATGTTCGTCAAATTGGAAATGTCGTAAGCATACAAGGCCAATTAAAGACAATTCATAGTGGAATATTGTTCAACATACCTAACACTATAGACCCACCTACGCACGCAGTATATCAATCATTTTCTTTTAGTAACAGTAGAAACTGGACGGTATCAATTAAAGGCAATTCACGCCAGTGCAGAGTGTTATATTGTAGTGGAAGTTGCGGTAACACAACAGATTTTTCAATCACTTATATGGTATAGCAATGAGAATTATAGGCAACGTAAAAGATTCCAAGTCGCTTGCAAACAATGAGCGACTTGCGTTTGAAAGAAGAAACAAACAAATTGAACATGAACAATCAAAAGTACATGAACCCGAACCTTCCATTAATTCCGTTGAGGAGACAGAAGGTGAAAACAAAAAAGAAGCACAAAAGCAAGAAGCCTCAACAAAAAAGAAGCGCACCAAGAGTCAGGTTTAGTGAAACCGACATTGCTATTGAACTAAGGCTTAACGCACCTCTTGAATATGATTTTATCATTGAGGCTGGAGGATATGAGCCGTTGCCAGAGTTTATAGAGCAGATAGGGTACACTTCATTGAACCCCTATTTCAAGTCCGTCAGGTTTAGAAAAACACTGATGACATACCGAAAACAAGGGTGCAGACAATGGAGAAAGACATCTCCCCCATCTTCCCAAATGATAAGGGAAAGGATGCGAGTACGAAAGAAAAAGATGAGAATCTAATGTTAAAAATACAGCGTCAGAATAATATTTTTGACGCTGTATTTTCATCTGACTGAAATTTTGAGTATATTTGCAACCACTTTCCAAATTGAAATACACCATCTTCCCCTTTGTTTTATTTATAACGATAATCGTATGAATGAATTTACCGTGTCAGTTCGTAAGCTGACCGATGAAGAATTGATGCGAGAGGCGTGTGAATCAACTTTTATGGGGAAAAGCCATGCTTCGCTTTTAGACCTGTATAAAGCAGAACATTCGCCTGTGCGCACACAAATGTTTTGGGTTACGCTGAAACATATTCCTTTGTTCATAAGCACACACCTTCTTAGGCACCACGTAGGGAGTGTTCCATTCCAGCTTACTTGTAGGGATGACCGTAAAGGTGGAAACCCTGGGATGAGAAGCAAGATTGATGAAGTAATCAACAAGCTGAAAGAGGTCAGAAACTATGAGAGAATAGCTACACGCACAATGACATTGGATGATGTATGTGACGAGCTTGAATGGCTGAAAGACAATGCTGACCGCTATACCCCAGTCAATCTGTCTCTGCTGGTCAATGCCCAGTCATTGATTGATATGGCGAAATTGAGGTTGTGTAATCAAGCACACGCAGAGACTCGTATCGTATTTAATCGTATCAAAGAAGAAATAGCAAAAATTGACCCTTCGTTGGCTTCCATGATGGTACGCAAATGTGTGTATCGTGGAGGTCTATGTGGTGAGATGCGTTGTTGCGGTTTCAATAACACGCAAGCGTTTCAGTCTGAAATGAAGGACTATGCAAGCAATTTCAGTTGCAAGCAAATCGGACTTATGAATGCAGTAAAGCAAGATTAAGTTAATGGAAAGAATGGTAGTAAAGCGTGATGGGCAAATCGTCAAGTTTGACCTGTCTAAAATTGAAGGAGCAATTCAAAAGGCATTTAACAGCCAAAACGAGGATTATGACGCAGATGTAATCAAAACTGTTATAGGTAATATCCCTATGCTTTTAGAAACTCCGATGTCTGTAGAAGATATACAGGACATTGTAGAGCGTAGCTTAATGGCGCATGGCCATTACAAAGTTGCAAAGTCATTTATTTTGTATCGTGAAAAACACAATGAATCACGATTCATTAAAGAAAGATTGGATTATATGGAAAAATATAGTCTTTCTTCAGACAATGCAGCTACATCGTCTGAGACTGATGCTAATGCTAATGTAACTATGAAGAATGTGGCTAACCTTGAAGGAGAAGTGTATAAGACCACAAATAGAATCATTCAGCGACAACGAATGAAAGACAAGTTGAATGAAATGTTCCCAGAAATTGCGAAACAATACGAGAAAGATTTGGAGCATCATATTATTTATGCCCATGATGAAGCATCTACGCCAGTATTGAAGCAATACTGTATGGCTGTCAGTTTGTATCCTTTAATGACGGAAGGTGTAGGAAATATAGACGGCGTAACTCCGTCTGAACCAAATGACTTGCAATCGTTTAGTGGGCAGATTACAAATTTGGCCTTCTTACTTTCATCTCAATGTAAAGGAGCGGTCGCATTTGGAGAGTATTTCATTGCACTCAATTATTACATCATTAAGGAGTTCGGATGTAACTGGTATGAAAAGCTGGATTGTGTAAGTACGTCCGACCATAGCCTTATCCATAGGACGATAAAGGACAGTATATTGAAAGCATTTAAGCAATTTGTATGGGGTATCAATCAGCCAGCAGGCAATCGTAGTTACCAGTCTCCGTTTACTAACATTTCGTATTATGACAAGACCTATTTCGAGTCTCTGTTTGGAGGCTTCTATTATCCAGACGGCACTCAGCCTGAATGGAAAGCCATAGACACGCTTCAGCGTCTATTTATGAAATGGTTTAATAAATTGAGACTGAAGCAAGTCCTCACATTTCCAGTAGAGACTTTCGCAATGGTCCATGATGGCAAAGACATTATTGATAGGGATTACAAAGAGCTGTGTGCCGAAATGTATGCAGAAGGACATTCTTTCTTTACTTATATTTCAGACAGTGCTGATTCATTGGCGAGCTGCTGCCGTTTGCGCAATGAACTGGCAGAAAACACTTTTAATCCTACATCTGGCCTTACTGGTGTTATGACTGGAAGCTGTAATGTGATTACACTTAACATCAATAGAATTATACAGGATTGCGATAGAGCTTATGGGCTGAAACGAAATGGTGGCTGGAAAGAGAACACGTCGTTTATTATAGACTATTTGAAAGAAATCCTTGAAAGGGTTTATAAATACCATATCGCATTCAAAACTATGCTCTATGAAATGGAGGATAGACGTATGTTTGCTGCTTCAAATGGTGGATATATCCACATAAGCAAATTGTATTCAACCATTGGCATAAACGGCCTAAATGAAGCTGCCAGATTCCTTGGACTGGAAGTATCCAACAACAAAGAATACATTGAGTTTTTGCAACTTGTATTGGGAACCATCAAAGCACAAAACAAAGAAAACTCTATCCACGATAGAAAGCATCCAATCTTGTTTAACAGCGAGGTTGTTCCAGCAGAAGGATTAGGTGGCAAAAATTATAAATGGGATAAGGAAGACAACTACTGGGTACCAGAAGATGAGAATCTTTATAATTCCTATTTTTACAATGCCCACGATGATACTTCTGTTCTTGACAAGTTCGTGCTTCATGGTAGGCAGACATCATCGTATTGTGATGGAGGTTCCGCTTTGCATTGTAACCTTGATGAACATTTGAGCAAGTCACAGTATTTGAAGTTGATTGATTTTGCCATTCAAAATGGAACAAATTACTTCACTTTTAATATACCAAACAGCAAGTGCGATGATTGCGGTTTTATAACCAAGCATCCCATATCAGAATGCCCCAAATGCAACAGCCATCACATTACACAATATACAAGAGTAATCGGTTATCTTCGTCCTATCAAGACTTTTGGGGCAGACAGGCAAATAGAAGCATCTCACAGAACTTACAGCGATGGGAGGAATGAGATATGCTGAAATATGTAGATACAAAAGTTGTATTCGCCGAGGTTCCAGACGAAGTGACTTTGGCAATAAACATATCAAATTGCCCCTGTCATTGTGATGGGTGTCACAGTGAATATCTGGCAGACGATATAGGAAGGACATTGAACTGGGATAACCTCAATGCCATTATTCATATCAACCGTGGAATTACTTGTGTGGCATTTATGGGAGGTGACATTGCACCGAGCGAAATCTCACATCTTGCCAGCAAAGTAAAACAAATGGGATTGAAAACGGCATGGTATAGTGGCCGTCAGGAATTGCCGCCGAACTTTAAGATAGCGGATTTTGACTACATTAAGATTGGGCCATATATTAAAGAACTTGGTCCGTTGAATAAACGAACAACCAACCAACGGTTTTACAAGATAGAACAAGGCAACATAATGACAGACATTACCAGTGCATTCTGGAAATGATAATTTAAGCACAAACAATTGGACCTATAATCCGTTGTTTGTGCTTAATGTTAAAAGCACATTTTACTATTATGTTCTTTTGCAATAATAAAATACGAAATACGCCTAAATATCAGCATTATAAATGTTAAAAACAATACTATACAAAATTTATTATACTGAAAATTTGGCAGAATGAAAAACTATCCTTATCTTTGCAATCACGAACCAATAATAATTAAGACGCTTATGTGAAATGATTAGAGAAAAGGGCATTGTCGAAGTCCATGACGGCCATGCCGACACAGACGAGCTTTTAGATTCAGTGGACTCATTGCCAGACGGTGAATATGGATATTTGCTATTTGACAAGAAAAAGAATCGCTCACTACCTCAGTTGAAGTTTCTATTCGGGTATCTTTTGAAGACTTTATCAGAAGAACTTGAAGGACACCCAGAACCAGAAGCCCTATACAGATATTTTGAGGAGATTTACGCTCCGATTCATAGATGTAAAATTCCAGGCGAGGAAGAAGAATTTGAATACTTTGACCTCAAAAATGAATCAACAACTGAGATGGATTTCGTCATTGAGAAGATTATCCATCATGCTATGTCGGAATGGCATATTGACCTGCTTTCAAGAGACCGTATCAAAGCGGCTGAAGCACAAGAGGCTTACGCAGGAGCTTATGCAGAGACATGGAAGAATCTTTCAAGAAAAATTTAATCGTATTTTTCTCCATGACGGAACAAGAAAACATGATGTCAGCATTAGACATCTTCGCAGCCTCACAAGAAACATTTGAAGAGGCCAAGAAAAAAAGCAGTGATGAAAGCAGAAAGCGTGCAAATTATCTGCGCTTCTCACAAGATGGCACATACGCAGTCCGTATCCTGCCGCTTGCACCAGTAATTGACAAAGACGGCAAAGTATTGCCTATGGAACGCAAGGGATATGAATATCCGCTACGTTCACTCATGTTGAAAATCGAGAACGACAAGAAACTGGTCAAGGGCAAACCTTCTATTACCTATGTAACTGTTTGCGATGCCAGACAGCGTTTCTCCCAACTCAAAGAAGACCTTATCGACCTTTATGTATCAACTGCGTGTGATATGTATGCAGATGATGAAGACCTGTGCAAGAAACTTCGTAGCAACAGCTTTGAAGGTGGCCTGAAATGGGATAGCAAGCGTTGTATGTATGTGATTGATTGTGACCACAAGGAAGACGGTCTGCAAATCCTCCAACTTTCATTTGCGCAGTACAAGGAACTGGAAGAGCGTAAGTTGAATCTGTGGGCAAAGCTCAACAAGAAAAAACTCGTAAACTGCCCTATTTCTTCTATCGACAACGGTTATCCTCTTGAAATCATCCGCAAGACAGAGAACAAGAAGACATCGTATAGCTTCAACATTGACACCGTTTCTGGTGCGGAGCCGTTGGATGAGCAGACACTCCAAACTCTTTTGGATGCTCGCCGTCTGCCTGAAATCCTCTATAACTACACTCGTTTCCATCTGGAGGCAACCATCGCATATCTTACCCAACTGGATAAGAAGTACGACATTGACGTAATGTCAAGCGAAGAAATCAAGAACTGCATCGAGCAAATCAAGACCCTGCTTCCTTCTGAGGATACCTCTCATTTCTCTATGGATGATAAAAATTCCAACAATTCGGAAGCCAATTCCAGCATGAACGACCTTGATGCTCTTTGGGAGCGTTTTGACAAGTTGGATGAAGCAGGTCTTGACGATGAGTCCGCAGAGGGCCAGGAACTCCGCACGTCAATCAAGGAGTTTATCGAAGACAATGACCTTGACATCCAGATTAAGCGCAGCAAGAGCAATCAAGACCTTCTTGACGAATGTGAGAAGATGCTTGGAAGCAATAGCAGCGATGATGATGATGATGATGATGAGGAGGAAGAAGAAGAGGAAGAAAAACCAGCTCCTAAGAAATCATCCAGAAAAGACCCCGAACCAGAGCCAGAAGAGGAAGAAGAGGATGGCTCTGACAACGATTCTGGTGAAGAAGGTGACAACAACGAAGAGGAGGAAGAAGCTCCGAGACCTCGTTCTTCACGCAGAGAGCGCAACGACGACACAAATGAACCTGCTGCACGTTCAGTAAGACGTGGAGCAAGACCTAATCGCAGACGTTAATCATTAAGGCATGGTATGTTCACGTCATTAAATTGGCGTGAGCATACTCCTTTTCACTACGAGTTATGAAAGAGAAAAATCCAATTGCCTTATTGATTAATGACATTCATGTCAGTAAGGACAACATAGCAGAGTTTAAGGTCAACTGGATGGAAGCATTGTCAGTATGCAAGAAGTATGGCATTGAAGACATTATAGTTGGCGGTGACTTATGGCACTCACGCTCGGCTCAATCGCTTGACGTATTATTGGCTGTAAGCGGTGCTATTAAGGAAGCAACCGATAAGGGGTTTAATTTAACCATTGCAGAGGGGAATCACGACAAGGTGAATCAAGAATCTCCGTATGGTTACAGCCACTTATTTAGTGAATATCCGTGTGTATTCGTTATTGACGATTATACGATTATGGATATTGGCGAGGATGTGGTTCTGTATGTTATGAGTTATTTCCCAGAGAACGGCTCATTTACAGAGCGCATCAAAGAACTTACAGAAACGCTTGATGCCGACAAGAAAAATATCCTATATATCCACGAAGGTATTAGAGGCGGATTGGCAACTGCAAGTGACGATGAATTGCCAGCCAATTTGTTTTCTAAATTCGACACTATACTTGTCGGCCACTATCACAATCGTAAAAAAATAGCTGGTACAAACATAGAGTACATAGGTTCGTCACGCCAGAACAACTTTGGCGAGGATGAAGAAAAAGGCTACACGATTTTATATGACGATGGTTCATACGAGTTTGTCAAGAACAACGCCAATACACGCTATATGGTGATTGATGTTGAACTGGCTGATATGGACGATAATTTCTTTAATCGCCTTCAGGAAATCAAAAATGAAGGGCGATATAAGGTGAAAGTCCGTATAAGCTGCACAACCAAGGAATCACAGACCGTTGACAAACAGAAATGTATTGAAAACGGAGCGGTAAAACTGGAGTTCGTAACGGAACAGACTCAAATCCAATTGACAGAGGCGCAGGACATATCAAAGAAATATGACAAGTCAGGCATCAAACAGGAATATATCAATTTTTGTGATGATAGAGCCATATCGAATGTAGAACTTGGATTGAACTATCTCAATAAAATTCAGTAGCTATGTGGTATTTACAGAGGATTAAAGCAACCAATATATGTGCTTTTGAAGAATTTGAATATGAGCTGGCACAAAGTAAAACCACACTCATATTCGGAAACAACATGGATGATGACTCCCAGAACTCCAATGGTTCTGGTAAGTCTGCGCTAATTGAAGCCATCGCAATTGCCATCACTGGCGAAACTTTGCGTAAGGTTAACATGGACGAGATAATCAACGATGCCCATGACACTGCATCAGTCACAGCATGGATAGCCAACGACTATGAGTCAATGGTGATGAAAGTTGAGCGCACGTTTTCTCGCAAGAAAGGACAAGAGATTGTTATTACTACGGATTCCCCTACTTACGGAGAAGAAAAAATAATCAAGGCTACAATCAATGATTACAACAAGTATGTGCTTGATATGCTTGGTGTGAACAAGGATGATGTATTCTCAAATTACATTTTGACTGCACGTAAGTACCGCTCTTTTCTTTCCAGCTCTGACCGTGAAAAGAAAGAGATTATCAATCGCTTTAGCAATGGAGTTATTGTAGATGAATCTATCGAAGCCTTGCATGAGGACATGGAACCTATCCAGAAGTCACAACTGGAAGCTGAAAAGAAGGTGTCTGAATGTAATGGTCGTGTTTCCGCATTGGCCAGTGAAATAGAGCGTGCCGTTGAAGAATCTGCAAACCGTTCTGCAAATAAAAAGGCACGCATTGATTCATGGAATGAGTCAATAGCAAGCAAACGAGCTGAAATACGTGAAATAAACGAGCAGATTAACAAGGCGAATGACCGACTTGATGTGCTTGATGGATTGGATGAGAAACTTCAGAAAATCGAGAAAAAAGAAAAAGATACCCAGTCTGCTTATGAAACGATTAAAAAGTTATGTGAGGAAAGCGGCGTTCAATTTGATTATGATTATGCTTCTGAATATAATCGTCTGCAATCAAAACTTAAAAAATCAAATGAACAACTGGAAGATTGCAAGGAGAAGAAGAAAGAGGCTGAATCAAAGTTGAAGTCAGCATCCAAGCTACTTGAAAAGCTGAAATCTGCCTACGAAAAAGATATGCAATCCATATCCGACAAGGAATCGGAAATCAAAGAGAAGATTGATGCTCTTACAAGTAAGGCGTTGAAATTGAAAAAGGAGTATAACGAACTGAACGAACAGCGGTCAAGCATTGTCAACAAGATTGCACGTCTTGAAAAGCAGTTGGCTGGAGTTATACAATGCCCTAAATGCAAGCATGAATTTACATTGGCCAATGATATTGATGTGAAGGAAACACGTATGAAGTTGTCTGATGAGCAAGAGAAAGAGCATGATGTAGAGGATAAGATAACGATAAATCAAAAATCCTATAATGCTTGCGTTGAAGATGGCCATAACGCTCGTGAACAGGAAACGGCAATATCGAAAAAACGTGCAGAGATAGAAAGCGATTATAATAAGGCCAAGTCTGATGTGAACAAATCCGAATCTTTACTTTCAGACATTGAACATGAGCATGAGAAAATAGAATACGAAATATCTGCCATCCAGCGCAATATTGATGCTCAAAAGAAGCAGATGTTCGATGAAGTGTTTGACACGATTGATGACTTGTATAAGAAAACCGAAGCAGACATTAAAGGGCTGGAACTTTCCATATCCAACTGTGAGGGTGCAATAAAGTCTTATCAGGAGTCTATAAAGGAAATCGAAAACGCTTCAGAGACAGATGTTATTTCCAGCCTTAAAGAGAGCAAGGAAAAGTACGAAAAACAGCTCAAAGAGGCTATGGATAATCTTAATGACATAAATAACAAGCTGAACGAGCTTAAAGTTCAGGAAGCAACCTTTATTGAGTTCAAGACATATCTTGCGAACACAAAAATAAATGCAATCAGCCAGATAACGAATGATTTTTTGGCAACCATTGGCAGCGACATACGAGTGTCTTTGTCTGGATTTACCATGTTGAAATCTGGTAAGGTGAGAGACAAGATTTCTGTATCTCTTTTGCGAGATGGAGTTGATTGTGGTTCATTCGAGAAATTCTCAAAAGGAGAGCAGACTCGTGTAGAACTTGCCAGTATTCTTGCATTGCACAAATTGACAAACGTAAACTGCGAGGAAGGAAAGGGATTGAATCTGTTGATATTTGACGAGATTCTGGACGCAACAGACGAACAGGGTCTCACAAATGTGTTCAATGCCTTAAATGAGACGCACATTACGTCATTAGTGGTAAGTCACGGAAATATCGCCGAAAATTACCCGAATCGCCTTGTCGTAAACAAACGCAATGGGGTTTCCTTTATTTAATGAAACAGTCAGCTACAAAATGTCCGACACAATTGACCCGTGATGAAGTTGCCGCTCTGGATATTGCTACCCATACAGGGTTTTATTGCACGAAAGAGCGTGGTACATGGGATTTTACGGAATCTATGCGCAGAAACAACAACAAGCAACACGCAGCGTTCCGAAACACCTTAATTGATTTTATCACACGGAATGGTATCAAACAAATAGTTGCCGAAGATGTAAGCGTAAATAACCACTTTACAGACACACGTAAGTTATCAGAATTTCGTGGGATTCTGTTTGAGGTTTGCGATACGCTTGACCTTCCAGAACCAGCATTCATCAATCCTATGACCGTCAAAAAGTTTGCTACTGGAGACGGACACGCAAAAAAATACAAGATGATGGAGTTCTGCCGCAAGAGATGGCAGATAGAACCTGGGGATGACAATGAAGCTGATGCCATTCATATCTTCTTCTGTTACATTAAACGCTTTAAGTTATGATGGATAAGACGGAGAAGAAAAAGAAAGTCTCTTATAAAGAGCGCAAGGCCGCAGAAAAGCATAACAAGGAATTGAGTAGGATTCTACAACGGTTTTTCCGTTTCCTTGATAAGAAGCCGAAGCCAAGCGACCAAGAAGTACGAATTGAGTTTGTCAAGTCAGAAATGGCTTGGAAACAATACTGTTCCCAGCATAGCCTTGGATTCAGGACATCTATGTTGTTTAATGCAAAGGTGGCCTATGAATGGGAAAGGAAGTATATGCGGAGACAGAAGAAGAGCAATTAGACAAGGAGACAGACCCCGAAGTCATTGCCAGAAGACACGAGCTATATGACAAGTATGTCGCTCCCTTTTACAACATGATTTATAAGCTGTGCATAAGATACAGCTACAAGCCATGCAATGTACAAGAGAATTATACGGAGGTTTTGGCAAACTTTTATCGTAGAATAGAAACCTATGACCCCAGCAAGTCTATTCGTACATGGCTGCATATTGTAACAAAGCGACAAATCAGGGCAATCGAAAAGCGCAGACAGGCGCACATTGACCGAGACAATGATGACCATGACATAGAAGAGTACAGCGAATCTATCATTGACGAATCTACTGTCAGCAGCAATGTGATGAGCATTGACAATTACAGGGAACTGTATAACGATGACATCCTATCTGTGCTTGACGAATTGAAGCCGATACACAGAGACGCTTTCTTGCTGCAACAAGCAGGATACGCTCTGAATGAAATAGTTGAAATAGAATACCAGAAAGGTAGTCTCAAATCCAAAAACATAGAAACGATAAAAAGCCGATTGTTTTTTGCACGGCAATATCTACAACGCAATCTTACAAGAGATGGAGAACGACTATATCATACATCAGACAATGAAGATATTTGCGGAGATAGCGACTAAGTTAATCTCCCCTTCATTCAAGTTTTCCAAAGGCGGAGAGGCCATTCGGATTGTTTCGCAAGCCCTTGAAAGACTGGAGAAGAAGTACGGCTCTCTTTCCAGAGAACGCATTGTGGACTATTGTGTGAGTGCGGCATATTCGTTCAAAGACCGAGGAGAACGATGGAAAATCAACCAAGTGTTTGGACCTAAGTCTGTTGAAAAGTTTGGCACAGACAGGCGTGTAAAATACTATGAAGACAGATGGCTTGCGAGTGCGGAAATCACTCGCAGCCACCTTCTTTCATATCTTGCAGATAAAAGCAAGCACCCACACCAACAATATGTCTATATGCCAATGGAAGAACCGACAAAAAAGAGAATGCTGAACAGTCAAGCTGGGTACATTATTTGTCAATCCTCTACATTGGGTTGGTCTCCAGAATCAGAAAGCTGCTCACGGTGCAAATTCGTAAGCAAATGTAAAATTGAAACACAAAAAAGATTCCCAGAAATTTATAGACTAAGATTGGAACATGGCATCAAAGACTGTGAATAATGTATTGTCAGAAGAGTTCCTGATGGACTTGTTCAAAACGTGCATGGATGATGCGTATGTTTTATCTATTGTATATCAGCACGTTAAATCGGAACATCTACCAGACAGGGATTCAATAGCTTTGTTCAAAGCATTAAAACGGTATTATGGCCAGTACAAAAAAGTACCGTCATATTCGGCCATGAGAGAAGCCGTAAGCGAGAACAGAGGGGCAATAAACTTGTTGAACGACATCTACGACAATGCTGGCGGATTGGAGGTCAACGAGTGTGTGCATTTGATTGAAGAATATCTTAAAAGAGTCACATTCCAGAAGGCATATAAGGAGGCTGGAGATGCTTATAACAAAGAGGGGTACGAACAAGCCTCAAAGGTACTTAACAATTATGTGGAATGGGAGCGGTCGTTTTCCCTGACAGATGCAGAGTTTACGGATGTCGTATCTACATTCAAAGAAAGATTCTACCGAAATCAGACACAGGCCAGTTCACAAAAGAATGCAAGACCTATTACCCGTTTCTACATTGACGAGCTTGATGTTCGCAATGAAGGACAGAACCTGCGGACACAGCTTACCTGTTTTCTTGCAGCTACAGGTGTAGGTAAGACACACGCAGCAAGGTGGATTGGCCGAAACGCTTGTCTTGACGGCTTGAATGTCCTTCACTTTCAGCTTGAAGGCAGTCGTGCAGAGGTTGAAAACGCATATTCAGCATCTCTCGTCTTGTGCAATACTTTCAAATACGAGACTGGAACCATCAGAGAATCCGAGATTGAACGTATGGCAAAGGAACTTGAAGATGTATCGGGAAAGCTGTTCGTGCGCTCTTATCCAAAGTTCAATTGCCAAGTATCAACATTGGATATACAGGAAGGAATCGCAGAGTTCAAGAAAAAATACGGCATACAGCCTGATGTAATCATCATAGACTCTATGGATTTGCTAACAGACGCTTCTGGAAGAAAATACGGCGAGAACGGTGAACGTCACAAGAGAATAGCCGTAGCAAACGACTTGAAAGACTTGGCTGCTGATGAAAACGTCTGGATAGTAGTAACGTACCAGTCAACAGTTGAAAATCAAGAATGGATTAACGATGAAAAAAATGTGCTGACTGAATACAATACCGCAGAGGCAAAGGGATTGGCAAGACCGTTGACACATCTTATCACTCTGAATCAGTCATCCAATGAGAGAAAAGAGCACGTGTTGCGTATCAATGTAGCTAAAAGTCGATTCTTTGAAAAAGGAGATGTATTCAAGATAGCTACTGATTACCGTCACGAGCGTTTCTACGACAGAGAAAGAACACTGAATATTAACAAAACGCAATGATATGGTTATCAGCAGGGAAGAAAAAGAATATCTCATCAAGGAGCTTATTATAGAGCTTCATGCAAAGTATGACGGAAGCCATAAGAACCTAATTGTTCCACGATGCCCATATTGCGGAAAAGAGGGAGGTAAATTCGGTATATATGTGGGTGTTGAGACCGACAAGAAAAAGTCGTTTATGACCCATTGCTTCAAATGCGGTCACACCACAAAGGATGTCAACCAGTTTCTAACCGACATAGGGCGTTCAGACCTCAAACTGGAAGAACACGCAAGTTTTGCGCCTGTTCAGATTCCAGAGTTCTTTAGGCTGGAGGAGCAAGAAATTGATGACGAGTTATGCGTTGTGGAAATGCCTAAATCATGGAAGCGTTGCTTCAGGAACGATTATCTGAAGTCTCGTGGGTTCGTCAATGATGATTATGACTACTTCCCAGTCGGAACCACCAGAGGACTGAATTTTAAGTTCGATGACTATGTGATTTTTCAAGTAATAGATTCTGGCGATGTGGTCGGATATGTTTCAAGACATACATGGAGCAAGGACGATATAGAAGAATACAACAACAGGGCAAAACGCAATGGTAAATATCAGATTCGGCGTTACAGCAATAGTACGGAAAATGATTTTTCTAAGCTGTTGTATAATTACGATGCAATTATTGAGGATGAAACAGATACGGTAATACTTGTTGAGGGTGTCTTCGATGTTATTGCGCTGACAAGAAAACTTATACTGTACGACAATCACCGTGTAGTTCCTGTAGCCACATTTGGAAAGAAGATTTCAGACACTCAAATATATAAGCTGCAAAGCAAAGGGGTACGGTCTGTTATCATAGCATACGATGCCGATGCAACAGATGCGATTAATAAGACCGCAATACAATTGAACGAATTTTTCGATGTCACCATAGCCAAGTTGATGGGCAACGGAAAGGACTTCGATGAGATGGACTTCTGGGAGGTGTACGATGTGTTCGCTTATAATCTTAAAACTCCAATTGAATTTAAGTTGAATACTCTTGATGAAAAAATCTGAAAGAATAAACGAGCTGCACCAATGGCTTGAAGACAATAAGATACAATATAGTAAGGTTGACGATGAAGTGATAGAAATCGTTGGCTTTGGTAAGGTGTATTGGCAAGATACAGAGAAGTCAACATTTAACTCCATCTTCCGTAAGAATAAAGACGGAGAGTTGATTTTCAACAGCATGGAAGACCCAGAAGTGCTTATGAACGAGAATATCAATTATATCACGTTCAAGTTTGGAAACAACTTCTATTATTACGACTTGCGGAAGGATTTTAGCCTGAATATACTAAAATACGTGGGAGAACGCAAACCGTTGGAACACGACTTCCAATTTGTCAATCTGGGAACGCATACCGCATTTGAATTGCTGAATGGCAGCTTCATGCCTAATATGTGGGTCAAGAAAACAAAATATCTCGGCCATAAAGCACTTGGAATATGTGACACTAATACAATGGCCGCTTGCTTTACATTACAGAAAGAATGTGAGGCCGCTGGAATCGCCCCAGTCTTCGGATATTCCATGATTGTAGCCGATGGAGACGATGAAGAATGCGAAAAGTTTGGCGTGAAAGTGTATGTGCAATCACAGAAAGGATACCATCATCTTTTGCGGATACAGAAGGCTATTATGGTTGACAACGTTGAAAATAAGACCATTGGCATTGACGAACTGTGTAAACGTGGAGAGGGTAACGTGATAGTATTCGACAAGTACACTTCAGGCTATATGGTGAACCATCCAGATGTCGTTAGCCGTCTTTCACAAGCATTTGATAAGGCATATTATCAGGTTGACTTGTCCGAATACAAGGCAGAGCGTATTGACATAAGGGTGCTGGAGTCCACTAAGCTCTATTTCGACAAGTTATACAATAATGTAAAAATGCCTCGCCCCATATTGATAAGTGATTGCTATTACTTGGATAAGAGCGATGCCAAGAATAAAATTATTCTCAATAAGGTCGCTGAAGGTGCTGCACATGAACAAAGCGATGACCAGTATTTCAAAGATGCGGATGAGCATTACGAAACATTTGCCAGTCTGTTTAGTGATAAATGGAACATAGATAAGTTGTTCAAAGAGTGTTGCGATAATACTATGGAAATCGCAGACAACGCAAAGGCTCATCTTGACACAACCAAAAATCGTATGCCAAAGTACGATATGACTGATGAGGAAAAAGAAAAATATGGAACAGTCCACAATATGTTCAATCAGTTGTTGGAAGAGGGATTGAGAACGAAAGTTCCAGCAGAGAAACAAGAACAGTATCGTAAGCAGATGGAGTATGAGAAATATATCATAGAAAGTACCGATAACGTGGACTATCTGCTTGTTCAATATGACACTTGTAACTGGTCCAGAAAGAACGGTATTCTTGTCGGTTGTGGTCGTGGCTCTGCTGCTGGTTCTTTGCTCTTGTACTTACTTGGAATCACATTGATTGACCCTATCAAGTACGACCTAATCTTTGAACGCTTCCTGCTCCCAGAACGTGCAGGGCTATATCCAGCCGATGTGACCATAATCGGAGAAGACATAGACTCCAAAGATTACATAGAGCTTACGCTTGAATCTGGTAAGGTTATCAAAGTGGATAAGGACGCTCAATTTATGATTAAACGTGTTGGTGAAGATGAACCTATGCTGGTATATGCAGATGAGCTTCAAGATGACGATGATATTCTATTTGACAATAAAGATTTGATATTCACTATAAACGAGTTATGATATGTCAGACATGGTACTTACTGATGAGATGCAAAAAGCCTATGACTTGATAGAGAACACAACAGAGTGTCTTTATATCACTGGTAAGGCTGGAACTGGAAAGACCACGTTATTAAAGTATTTAGTTGAAAACACTCATAAAAATCTGATGGTGGCCGCTTCAACTGGGATTGCGGCAATCAATGCAGGTGGAGTGACGTTACATAGCTTGTTCAATATCCCACTTAGTGTAAATGACCCGACAGCTCCATTAAGAGGAAAACTGTATGCCGACAAATTGGAGCTGTTCAAATCGCTGGATGTGCTTGTAATAGACGAAATCAGCATGGTTCGTCCTGATACCATTGACTACATTGACAAGAAGCTGCGCATTTATCGAATGACTGATGAAGCGTTTGGTGGCGTTCAGGTAGTTATGTTTGGAGACTTGTATCAGTTACCACCAGTTTTGAAAAAGGATGAGAAAGATATTTTGCTGCAATTCTATCGTGGCGTGTACTTTTTCTATGCCCATATCTTCAGGAGTTGTGGCTTCCGTGTAATTGAATTGACTCATGTATTCCGTCAGACAGAGCAACGGTTTGTCGAGATACTGAATAACATCCGTTGCTACAGAATGACTCAAAGGGATGTAAATGACTTGGATAAAGTAAGAGATAGGAGAGCCAGCAAGGTTTATGACAACCAACATATCCATATCTGCACACACAGAAAGGATGTACAAAGAATCAATGCTGAAATGCTTGGTCACCCGACTCACGTTTACAAAGCCGTCTTTACTGGTGAATATCCTAAAAATGCTTCTATCTGTGATGAAGTTCTGGAGTTGCGTGTTGGTGCCAGAGTAATGATGTTGATAAATGACAAGTATCGCAGATATTCTAATGGTTCTATGGGTGTGGTTACAGATTTATCTAATGATTATATTATCGTGCTTTTGGATAATGGAAATTCCATAGTGGTTAATCCTTTTGAATGGGTGGCTCACGAATATAAGATAGAAAATGATAAGATTGTCACCATAGACAAAGGAACGTGCAAACAAATGCCTCTGTCACTGGCATGGGCGATTACTGTTCATAAGAGCCAAGGATTGACGTTTGATAAGATTGTTATCCATACGAAAGGAATGTTTGCTCCAGGACAGTTATATGTAGCTTTGAGCCGTTGTACATCGCTGGAAGGAATAATCTCGGAATCATATATTGACAAACGGTACATCATACCAGACTACGAATTGAAAGCCTTTGACCAAGCGTGTCAAAAGGCTGGTGGTATCTTTAATAGAAACACTTATATCAGTATGGCATTGAGATGAATCACCAAGAAGAATGGAGAGACATAAAAGGATATGAAGGCTATTATCAAATAAGTTCTCTTGGGCGTGTACGAAGTGTTGATAGACTTATTACCAGAAGTGATGGACGTATTTATTGTCTTAAATCCCAAATATTGAAACCATTTCAAGGTAATACCTGCAACTATTTATCCACGCAACTAAGTAAAAATAATGTTTGTGAGAAATTTATGATTCATAGACTTGTTGCTTATGAATTTCTTGGATTGAGCAGTGATTCATTGTTAGAGGTAAATCATAAAGATGGAGACAGACACAATAACTGTGTTGAGAACCTTGAAATAGTGACGCATCAACAAAACATTGACCACTCAATTACTACAAATCTAAAGAATGATTACGGTGAGTGCAGTACAAACGCTAAACTCACTAATAAGCAGGCTGATGAAATAAGAATGTTGTGGAAAAATGGAATGATGCAAAAAGACATTGCTGGAATGTATAATGTGTGTAAGCAAACAGTAAGCAATATTGTTCATTATAAAAGATATTACAAATGAAAATCGTTAGTGTTAAACCAATTAAAAGCACAAAGCCAGTCAAGGTTCTTGATTGCTTTGTAGATGGAGGGTTTTTGCAGGGAGCTTCTGGCTCCCTGCCGTAAAGTCGGATGTAGATGTGGACTACCAGTCCGACCGCCGTCAGGAAGTGAAAGAGTACATTGAACGCCGTTATAACCATGATGGCAAACAGCGTGTGTTCTCCGCTGGTACATTTACCACATTAAAGGTGAAAGCCGTTATTAAAGACGTGGCCCGTACTATGCGAATCAACCCATCACTTGTCAATTACCTCACAGCATTGTTTGATGATGACAAATGTGATTATACAGGAATATTCAAACTGGCAGCAGAGAACAAGAAAATAGCTAAGTTTATTCACGACTACCCAATGCTGTTTGAAGACATCCGCACACTGATGTTTCAGCCTCGTTCAAGTTCCGTACACGCTTCTGCATTGCTTGTGACCCCAGACGAACTGGATGGAGAGGATGCAGAATGTTTTGACTTTGTGCCAATCAAGAAAGTGGATAACATTCTTGTGTCGGAAGATGATGGATATAGCCTGGATGAACTTGGACTGTTGAAGAACGACTGCTTGGCTACAAAGGAGTTATCAAAACTTCACGAGACCTTTGACCTCGTAAAAGAACATTATGGGGTTGATGTATCTCTTGAAGGTATTGTAAGCGGAGACATGGATGATGAAAGAGTGTATGAGTTACTTCGTCAAGGATATACACAGAATGTCTTTCAGTTCTCATCGAAGGGTATTACCAAGTTCCTTGTAGATATGAGACCGACTTGCATACATGACCTGATTGCAGCCAATGCCCTATATCGTCCTGCTACATTGGACTGCGGTTCGGCAGAAAAATATGTGGATTGCAAAATAGGTAATGTAGCACCTACATATTTATGGGGTACTTACAATGCGCTCAAAGATACTTATGGTGAGGTTTGTTATCAGGAGCAAATCACACAGATAGCTCGTGAAGTTGGTGGTTTTTCTCTTGGTGACGGTGTAAAGCTGGTGAAATTTATATCCAAGAAAAAGAAGGATAAAATCTTGGCGATGAAAGACAAATTTATGGATGGTGCCAAGAAGAATGGATGTCCGAAAGAGGATGCAGACAAGATATGGGAAATATTTGAAGTGTCTGGTTCTTATAGTTTTAACAAGAGTCACGCCACCGCTTATGCCGCTACTGCCTATGCTGGAGCATGGTTAAAAGCACATTACCCTACTGCTTTCTATACTGTTGCTCTCCAGTGGGCAGATGACAAGGAGCTTGTTCCTATAATGTCGGAAATGGAGGGTTGCAGTAGTGCGAAAGTTGTAGCTCCAGACATTAACATCAGTGCCGACAAGTTTTATACTGACTATGAGACTAATGAAATATTTTGGTCGTTGTCGAGTATCAAAATGCTTGGAGCAAAAGCCGTTGATTGGATTATAAAGGAGCGCAATAAGAATGGAGACTTTACAAGTATCGTAAACTTCATTGAAAGAGTGTTCAAATACAAGCTAAAGAAGTACCAATATTGGGATGACCCAGACAATGAAGAAGAAGCTACGAGATGTCCGATTGACGCTCGCCATGTGCGCAATCTGATACTCGCTGGGTGCTTTGACCATATTGAACACGCAGATTCAGTTGTTGAACGGTATGCGATACTGGAAAGGGCTGCACACACGCTTGGCTTCCAGATTAACGAAAAGGAATACCCAGCTAATCTTATTGGAAAGCATTATTTCTGGAGCCAGCAGCAAATTAAAGTGTCTGGTCTCGGAGCAATCGACTATAAAAGGATATACGACAATGCAGAAATCAAATCTGCAATCAGAGGACGTGCATCGTATTGTTCTTTGAAGGACATAGCAGACCCAGACAAGGACGGAAAGAAAGTTGCAATCAGTGCTACCGTTGTTGAGGTGGAAGAAAAGAAATTCACAAGCAAGAAAACTGGCGATGTAGAGACGTTCTGCAAGCTCACACTTCAGCAGAACAACGATATGGGAGAATTGGTTGTGTGGCCAGAAGAATACAAAAATGCCCGGCCAAAGCTCATAGATGCAAAGAACAAATTGATAGTCTGCATGGCCACAGTCAAATACAGCGACTATGCAGGACAGAACAATCTTCAACTTACAAGGCACAATTTAATAGAAGTATTATGAAACAAAAGATAATTTGCATTGTTGGACCATCTGGAAGTGGTAAGTCCACTCTTGCCAATATTGCCAGCAAGGAATTGAACATTCCGACATTGTGCAGCTATACTACACGACCCAAACGAGAAAATGAAGTAAGCGGCATAGACCATTTCTTTGTGTCAAAAGAAGAAATGCCTACTAAGGACAAGATGTTGGCTTATACGAAATTCGGAGACTACGAATACTGGGCAAGCATCGAGCAGATTCCAATAGACAAGCCAATAATCTATGTAATAGATGAGAAAGGGCTGTTGATGTTGATTAAAGAATGGGGAGACAAATATGAGATAGTTTCAATGCTTATCAAACGAGACAAGAAACTGCTTATTGAAACAGTTGGAGAGGAACGTGTTAAGCGTGACCATAGTCGAGTTAAAATTGATGAGGATAGCTATGATGCTGTAATATCCAACAATGGCTCTTTGACAGAGTTCTTAAAAGACGGAGTAGAAACGATTAAATTATTGATTGACTAATATGGCACCGAAAACTGAAACAACGCCTATCGTTGCGTTTACATTGGACTTTGAAACTGGTGGTTTGCAATGTCAGACTTGTGCGTGTACGCAGATTGCTATACACGCTACCAGACTTGATACATTTGAGCGGATTGGCACATACATCAGCTATATACACCCCTATTCGCAAAAAACGATTAAAGGCGTAACAGAAAAGCGAAAGGTTTTGAAAAGCAAATATGACGTTGACGAAGAAAAGCCGATGTTGTATGAAAATAAGGCTTTGACATACTCTGCGATAACGATGGATATGTTGTATGAGCAAGGTAAGCCCATCGAACAGGTAGGACAAGAAGTGCTGCAATTCATCAAGGATAATACTCCGAAGGGAGGCCGTAACATGAAGCCGTTTTTAATCGGTCAGAATGTTGCATTTGACGAAGGATTCTTTTGTCAGTTGATGGAATATGCTGGTCTTATTGATGATGTGGCAAAGTTGCTGAGAGGAACAAAGGATTTCTACGGACATTGGCATCCGTATATGCTTGACACAATCATACTTGGTCAACTTGCGATGTGCCACAAACCTAACATAGACTCATACAAACTGGAAATTATGTGTGAGCGACTTGGCATTGAATTAACCGATGCCCACGATGCAGACGCAGATGTGTCGGCCACGACAAATGTCGTTTCAGTTCTCACCCAGCGTATGCGAAATGAAGATGGTGGATATTCTGGACCGACTTTGGCGATGGCCACTACAGAAAAAAGCAGAAAACATTTCAAAATCTGATAAAAAATGGAACAAGACAAAGACGTACAACTGCCAAAAGTCGATGAGCCTATAGTAAAATTCAGGCTCGTTTCAGACCGTGATGTAATGAATATCGTAAATGACGATATTAAGGAAACACTTGTTGAAATCAGCGGATATGACCTTCAGATAAATTTCAATATGCAGTATTTGAAATCAGTTGAAGACATCAATGCTGCACGAAATGGCATTGCAGACTTATTCCAGCAACTCATTATGGAGAAATTGCTTGAATATCGCAAACAAAAAGAATGATTTAGCTCTATTCGTAAATGAAACAAAGGCACTTCAATGTTATTTGTTGGAGTGCCTTTGTCAATATAATAATTTACGATAATGGAAGCGAATACGTTAACTGAACAAGAGATATTGTTTTGCGAGCTTTATGCCACTGGCGATATTCCTTTTGCTGGTAACGCTGTAAGATGTTATCAAGAAGTATTTAATGACAATTCCAGAAGAGTTCGTAACAAGGCATTGCTGTTGTTGAATCGAGAGGACATCAAGAAAAAGATTGAAGAACTTGAAAAATTGTCAGAAGAGGACGCTAAATCCATCAAGACTTTTCTTACAGCCAACCTGAAGCATATCATCGAGGAATGCTCATCGGCTGAATTTGTTGACAGACGTGGCAACCCTTTGTCACCAGCGGCAATGAGAAGCGTGGCCGTAAGTGCATCAAAGACATTGATGGAGATGTACCCAGTCAAAGAAGCCCAGACTACAAAAGTGTCTATTGACAACAAGGGAGAGTCTGGCGTTACGTTCAACGTGATTATCCCAACCAACGCAGTACAAGTCGAATCAAAAACAACAGATAGCGAATGATTGAAATAATTGTAGCAATAGTAAGCGGAGTGCTTGCTGGAGGATTGTCACCTTTCCTGTTCTTGCGCCAGAATAAAGACGCTAAAGAAATTGAGAATGAGTCACACCAATCAGAAGAATGGTGCAAGTTGTATGAAGAAGAATGTAAGGAACGAAAAGAACGTGATGCCAAGATTGACGAGCTTTACAAGGAGATAAGCGTACACCGTGATGCCAAAGGTGAAATGGCAAAAAGAATTTCAGAATTGGAAGTTGAAAACGTAAGGCTTAAATTGCTGATGTGCGAAGTGCCATCATGTCCTAAGAGAAAACCACAAACAGGTTATTAATGAAAGAAGGTGATACTATTCTGATTCTGCCATCTTGCGCATTGAAGGAAATGCACATGGAACAATTAGCTGGCACATACGCCACAGTAGTTGACGTAGTTATGGATAACGATAATACTGTAAGAGGATGTTGGGCAAAATTGCCACGTCCATTTTTGAATGAAGAAGAATGGTATATACCGTACAGTTCAATGGGATGATATGAAATTCAGATTGACACGAATAGACCTTCAACCAGATTATACGATAGGCCGACTGGAAGTTTGGAAAGACGAGCAGTGGGCCTATTTGTGTGATACGCTTGAAGAAGCGGTACGGAACAAGAATAAACGTGGGAAATATCCACGTACAGATGAGCGTGGATTTGCCACACGGACAGCTGTACCTGCTGGAAGCTATGTGGTTGCAATGAATGTTCAATCACCGAAATACTCTGATTACGACAAATATCCATTTGCAAAACCATACAAAGGCTGCATCCCCAGACTTGTGAATATCAAAAAATTCGACTCTGTACTTATAAAGCCAGGAATGAGGGCAATACAGTTGCATGGTAGCATAGTAGTTGGAATAAACAATGGAAATGACCGTATGTGCGATTCTGTCCTTATATGGAACAGTCTGATGCAAGCATATCTGCAACCAGCAAAATTGGCAAACGAACAAATAACAATAGAAATAAATGAAGAATCTTAAAGAGTGGGCTTTGATAGCCATAACAATAGTGTTGACTATGCTGGCCATGAAAACGTGCCAGCACTTCAAACAAGACGGCACCATTGAACGAACAACGGTAGTGGATACCTGTATTGTCTATGACACGGTAAAGTATTTCCAGCCTGTTCCGAAAGACAGTGTGGTTGTGCGATATGTGACAGCGACACTTCCAACCGTACAGCATATTGATACTGTCACCGTATTTGACAGCATACAGGTTAAAATTCCAATAACACAGAAGGAGTACAAAGATTCCAGCTACCATGCTTTTGTAAGCGGATATATGCCGTCATTGGATAGCATTACGGTATATCCAAGAACGATATACATCAATAGCACCACAACCAATAAATACGTGCCGAAAACGAAGCGTTGGGGATTTGGGGTACAGGCTGGATATGGAGCTTATCTTAACAACGGAGTGGTTCATGCAACCCCATACATCGGCATTGGTATCAGCTACAATATTTTTTCTTGGTAAAAATTTCATTAAAACACAAACTTGCGCAACTTGGAACTCCTATTCTTAACCAAATAAACTAATTAAAATAGATAACAGTATGGACTTACACATCAAAGACCGCATCTACATTCCGCAGATGCTTCCGCAACAAAACAACTTCATGGGATTCAACCTAAAGCGTGAGATTATCAAAAAAGTGGCCCTTACAGAAGCCGACAAGGATACATACAACATTGAGGAGGACACCGAGAACAGCCGTGTCACTTGGGATATTAAGAAAGACCGAGAGATGCCTCTGACTGTAGAATTTTCAAAGGATGAGCTGAAGTATCTCAAAACAGCTTGTGAAACGCTTGCAGAAGCCAACTACCCAGATGATTTCTGGATTACGGTAGAGAAAATCTACAACGAAGCACAGGAATAGAAATTTCTTGCTCCTCATACTATATATTCTCACGACCGCAGCCAAAAGGTTGCGGTTTTTATTTTATCAAAATTTCAAACCATCAAAAGTCTGAAACTCTATTCTTCAATGAAACATTAATAATCAATGTATATGATAGATACCATAACATCGAATAGAGCATTAGGCTTTTTGGTCTGGTTTCGCAAATTTTATAAAGGTGAAACCAGCGAAACATATCAGAGAATTGCAGCTAATTATCCACAAGCCAATTACAGTACAATAAGGGTATATTTGCTGGAATTGGCTGACAACGGATATATCACAATTGAGAACAAGGGAAAATACTCCCAGAAGTTCATTGTCAACGAGGAAAAGTATCAGATGACGTTTAGATAATGGTTTTAGGACTGAAAGAGCCAAAAGGATTACAGATTGATTTCAGACCGTCTCCAAAGCAATATGATGTATGGAAGAACTTACAGCCAGAATGTCCTGTATGCGGAGGAGAAATAGCCCAGAAAATGTCTGGTGTCGATAGGAACGGCAATCCGACATTCAAGCCTGTATGTTCAAAATGTGGGAATGAGAATATTCCGCAGATGATACTTACAGGAGGTGCCGCTGGTGGAGGAAAGCAGGGTCTCCTTGACAGTGAAGTGTGTACCCCATTCGGTTTCCGAAAAATAAGAGATTTACAAGTCGGTAGCATTATTACAAACCCTATTACTGGCGGTATGCAAAGGATAATATGGCTACATCCAATAGAGAAACACCCATATTATAGGGTATATTTTGTTGATAAGACATATTTTGATTGTTCAGAAGGGCATTTATGGAAATGTCATTTGAGCCGCAATAAAAGCAAACGCTCTAAGAAAAATGATATAGACATAGACCGTATATGGACTACCAAAGAAATGTTTGATTGGTATCAAAGGAAACGCAATGGTATGTACAATAGCTATAATCTGATTATACCATTAACAGCACCTGTGCGATTTACAATTGGTAACAAAAAGCCTATTATCGACCCATACGTTCTTGGTGCAATAATAGGTGATGGCTGTATCGCTGATAGTGTAATTGAACAAGGTTGTGTTCAGTTTACCACTATGGACCAAGAAATAGTTGACCGTTTCATATCTGCTGGGTATGATATGTCTAAGTCGAAACAAAAACCGAATAGTCGAGCCAAGGATTATCGTATTTGCGATAAAGACCTTGTAAATGAAATAAAAAAACTTGGTATCGCAGGAAACAAGTCTCAGTCACACACAATCCCTTACGCATATAAGTATGCCTCAATTGAAAATAGAATTAAATTGATGCAAGGACTAATAGATACAGATGGATATGTTGACAAAAGAGGACATATCGTGTACACATCTACAAGTAAATCATTAGCTGATGATGTGGCGTTTATTGTTCGCTCACTTGGTGGTGTAGCCACTATAACTAAAAGCAAGGCTGGATACAAAAAGAATGGCAAATACATTCAATGTTCAGATGCCTATGATGTGCAAATAAGAACCAAAATAAATCCAGACTTGTGTGGTCTTACACGTAAAAAAGAATTGGCGAAATATGAGTTCAATGGTGGTGCAAGCGAATTAGGCAAGAGAATTATTGATATTGAATACATTGGAATAAAAGAAGGTCGTTGTATTACAGTGGATGACCCCAGTGGACTTTATGTTGCCAATGATTTTACTGTAACACACAATTCATATCTTGGAAGCTGCTGGCTAATCAGTTCATGCTTACGTTGGCCAGATATGCGTATGGTTGTTGGTCGTAAGACATTGAAAAGCCTTCGGGAATCAACTTGGAATACGATTCTCAGTGTATGTAAGAGCTGGGGGTTGGTTGAAAACGAGCATTTCAAGGTCAACAACTTGTCTGGTGAAATGATATTTTGGAACGGTTCCAAAATTATTATGAAAGAAATGGCGTACAGCCCTTCAGACCCTTCGTGGCTAAGGTTTGGTTCGTCTGAATACTCTGGAGGCTTTATTGATGAGGTTGGTGAGATAGAAGAACGAGGCGTGGACGTGTTGTTTTCTCGTATCAGGTGGAAGGTACATGAGACATTCAAAGTACCTAAGCTACTTATGTCAACCAACCCTTGCCTTGGGTGGGTCAGAGACCGTTTCGTAATTGACAATAACGGAGAGCCTGTCAAATGTCGAGAAGGCGAACTCTACCTCCCCTTCTCGGTGTTCGATAATCCAGACATAGCCTTCCGTAACGCCTATGCTGCATCGTTGCGTAAGATTAACGACCCAACAACAGTAGAAAGACTGTTGTATGGTAACTGGATGTGGGTTGACAGTAACGATGCAGCAGCATACTGGAAGTTTGACGGTGCAAAACATCTTGTGGATAATTTGAAGGAAAAGGTGTATAACCCTTTGAAACCAATCATTCTCAGCTTCGACTTCAACGTAATCCCTTTCATGTCTTGCCTGTCATTGCAGATAGATTATGACAACAAGAAAGTCTATGTTTTGGAAGAGATTTTGGGCCGTCCTGAAAGTAAGGACAACAACACTCCGAAGCTGGCACAGAAAGTTCGCACCAAATACTTAAACGAACAGCACGCTGGAGGACTATTCGTAACAGGAGACCCTGCTGGTTTGGCTCGTTCTACTCAGACTGAAGAAGGCGTGAACAACTATACAATCATTATGAGTAATCTCGACCATCCAGTATTAAGGCCGAAGAAGAAGCTCCTTAAACGACAGCCGTCACAGGTAGCCAGATTGGACTTTGTGAACGCCTTGTTTGACGGCTATGACGGATGGGAGATACTAATTGATATGAGATGCAGAAAATTTACTGAAGACCTGATTTATCAAAAGAAGAACGCAGATGGAACAAAAAGCAAAGCAAAAGCCACAGACCCCAAACTCGGAGTCAAATACGAAAAGTACGGCCACTTGTCGGACTGCTTCGACTATTTTCTTTGCCTGTTCCTTAGCGAATCATGGGGTCATTTCCAGTCCAAAAATTCGGGCATCACTACAACGGTAACACCGATATATAACAACTTTAGTTTTTAAGACAATGTATAGACGATTTCTGAACAATAATGATTACTACGGTGTAATCACCAGAGAAGCTATGAAGCAACTCATTCGTGAAGATGAGGAACGCTATGCACAGGCAGAGGAAGCGGCAGAGGCTTCTATCATTGAGTACCTTACAGACAATTACGAAGTAGAGAAAGAGCTGGAGATAGGGAAGTCATTGATGGAATACAACCCAATGATTACTTATCCAGTCCACAGCCATTTCTATAACGAAGGAAAGATTTGGGAGGTTATGCGCTCAATCAATGGAGTAAAGAAGCCTACAGACACCGTGTACTGGAAAGACCTTGACTATGACGAAAAGAAATACGAGTCCGCACAGCTATACTCCCAGCTTCAGAACTGGCAACCAGGCGATATTGTAACTTTTGCCAATGCCTATTTTGAATGTCTTGAACCAAATGGACTTGACTTTAACGACATTCGTATTCCTGGGATTAATGCTTGGCAAAAGGTTGAGATCTATGAATGGCAACCGAACCTTGAATACAATGTTTGGGAAGCGGTATCTTATCAGGGAAAATTCTATGCCTTACTGAATAAAGACGGCATAGACCTTACCATTAATCCGCTTGACTCCGATAACTGGGGTCTCATTGGCTCCTATGATGAAACTTATCCTTACGAATTGAAGGATACGGAATACGTGGAGTTCAATGGAAGTCTTTATATACCGACAATGCTGCCTGTTGCAGACGAGTTGAAAGAAGGCTATAATATACGTGCGCACGACCCCAGAAATGCAAACATCAAGAAGCACATGATTCGTCTTGCCTTGTATGAGCTACACAAGCTCATCTCTCCGAACAATATCAGCTCGGCAAGAATCACGGATTACGAGACCTCTATCACATGGCTTCGTGATGCAAACAGGATGAAGATAAATCCGCAGATACCACGAAAACTGGATGACCAAAACAAGCCAGCGGCGGAGTATGCCATAGCCACATTCCAACGTGACTATGACCCTTGGCAGAACCCTTGGCAGATATAAGGCCCGATGTTAGATGTGATGAAAACACGTACTGTTGTTTGACAAGTGTGGCCGAGGTTCGCTGTGAAGTGCGCCTCGGCTTATTTATTTGACTTCATGGTTTATTAAACCACCTACAAAATCACATATTTGCCATATATGTATTACAGTTGGTGTCTTTATATTATGGAATTTCATTACCATTAAGTCGAATTTTATGTGTTACTGATATAACTCCATGATAAAATATACGTTAAAAGATTTGGCGATTCTGCATTTTCATTATACCTTTGCAACACGAATCTGAGAGAAGATTGAGATAGTGGTGTATTAAAAGTGTACATTTTCACTTTCTCATTTCGACTGGAATCATTGACTATCAATAAGATACGACAATAAAAGTATAGGTGCCTGGTGGCACCACTTAAAATCCTGATTCTCAAAAGAGTCAGGATTTTTTGTTTTTCTACCAATACGCCACTCCAAACCGAAAAAGGGGTCAACGTAAAAACCTGAGGGATTTATTGTTTAGGCATAAATTTTAGTCAGTCTGTACAAAAAGAATGCCTTGTCTTTAACTCCCCTGAACTGCGCACGAAAGTTCTTTATTTTAGCATTAAAGGATTCAGATGCAGCGTTTGTGGAACGCTTTTCAAAGAAGTTTATGATTTCCAGATAATGTGTCTGTATGGATCTTGCCACTCTTCCAAAGGCAAGGAAGCCTGATTTGTCTACTTCATCATACCACCTTGCAAGTCTTGTCAATGCCACGTCCTTATGTCTGCACTGATGGTAAATCAATCCCAGTCTCATGGAAAGATAGTATGCTTTCTTTATATCAGGATACTCTCTGAAGAGAATACCGGCACGCACGCGCTGTGATTCAGTCCATAAGGATTCTTTTTTGTAGAGAAGATAGATGCTTCTGGCCAGCAGCTGTTTTCTTGAATCCCCGTTTTCAAATACCGGAGCATGATATATCTTTCCGCATGCCCTGGCATGTGCCATCTGTATGGATTCCTCATCCA